TCAAGTCTTTTTCTTCGAGATTTCCACCTGTTTGCGGTTAGGGGGAATTTGGTTCGGGGCAGCGGTCCGGGGTTTTATGGCCTCTAATTGTTCCGCAACGACGCGCGAATTCTTCACCCCAAGCCGGGCCCGATCGGCGCCCCTGGTATATACTTCGGCCTGCTGAACATTCGACCAGCCGTATTGAGCCATCAATTCATGAGTCGTCGCGCCACCATTGGCAGCAAGCGTGGCAGAAAGCTTGCGCAGGCCGTGAGCGCTCTTTTCTACGCCGGCCTTTCGGCAGCAATCGCCAAACCAATTCCCGAACGACTCTTTCGATGTGAACGGTTTGCCAAGCGAGCTTTCAAGGAAATGGAGCCCGCTGCGTTTCGTCGCTGCGATCGCTTCCATGACCCGCGGCGGCAACTCAACCGTGATGGCCGCTTTGGTCTTCTCCGTCACCATTGAAAACACATTGCCGGACAGATGCTGGCGACCGGCCCTGAAAACGTCACTGCGACGAATGCCGGAATGAACCAATAGCTCGAACGCAAGCCTCGGCATTGTCCCAACTGGCCAGTGTTCGCAAAATGCCTCTACATCGGAAGCCGTCCAGACAGGAAATCCTTTCGTCTTGTGCTTCAAGCGATCGACATTAGCTGTCGGATCTTCTCGAACCATCTCGTTGCGCAGTGCCCACTTGAACAGGCCCTTCATCGCCTTAAGGAAGTTGTTAGCCAGTGCCGGCGTTCCCTTTCGGTCCTCAAGCGCGTTCATGATGCTCTTGCGCGTGATATTCCGGTAATCTTCGTTCCCGGCCTTCTCTATCACCTGCTTGAAAAACAACCCGTGCTGTTTTCTTGTCGCTGTCGAGTACGCCGCCCAAGCGGAACTTTCCATGTAGCGCTCAATAAGCCAGCGGACAGATTTCGGCGCCGCTTTCGGCCCCTCGTCCTTTTCAAACCGTTCGCCTTTCATGGCGGCTTGATAGGCCTTATTGAACTCTGCAGTCCCTGGGACGCCATTAAGCCTCGTCCGCTCTCCCTTCCCGATACGGAAATAGAAGATCACCTTCCCGTGACGGGTTCGTTCCTTGACGACGTAGAGAGGGAGTTTGCGCGGCATGCTGCCATTCATAGGCGAACATCCTTGCCCTTTGGTACTTCATACGAGCTGTGGATATCTTGGATAGCGGGCATAAAGCGCCATTTTGTTCCGTCGCGCTCGATTTCAACGATGACGTTCTCAGACTTGGCCAGATCGACCGCCCGCTTGATATCGCTCTTCTTGATCGCGTTGGGTGCTGTCATGGCGTCACCTTCGGCATTGGTACGCATGTTGCCATATCAACCCATGAACTTCTCACGCTCAAATGCTCCATGCTAGCGCGTGCTGAGACATAAGCGGCCTTGCAGTCGTCTATTGTCGGATAGCCTTGGATGATCTGGCTTGTCGTTCCTTGAAACGTAGAAAAAATCAGGATAAGCGCGTATTTCATGGCGTCACCTTTGCGCGGATTGCGGCTGCGATCTCGGTGTTACTATGTGCCAGTGGCGCGTTTTCAACGATCTGCGCCGCTTCTTTAAATGCTTGCCTCCTGCCGAAATCAATTCCGCAATTTGCGTGGTTATCTATTCCCAAAATGATGCGCTTGTAGAACGCCTCGTCTGTTGTGTTCTCATCTCCAAGTCCACATCCCAGGTAAGATGAAATAGCACTCAGGATGTCCAAAGAATCATTCCCTGTCTCTCGTTGCCTGTACTGGTCAGCAATCCGCGCAGCTTCCTCGAAAGCCTCTCTCACCGCATAACGCAGCGCTTCCATAACCATGTCATGCGCGTATTTGTTGACTGCGCTTGTGCAGGTCGACCCGTCTTCGGGATCAACGGCATTATCGAATGCAAGGCGGGCAATGCGATCGATCGTTTCGTTGATGTCGGTCATGGCGTCACCTTTGCAAGGAATGCAGCAGCGGCACGAAGATCGCCAATTGTAAAATCAGTGCAATATCCTCCGATACAATGGCTATCAGTAAGCATTTTGAATTCTGCTAAGTCTATAATATCACTTTCGCCGAATGGTCTGATCAATTCAACGGCTTCCCGAAGTTTGGTTTCCGCCGTATTGCGCTCCCTGGCATTTTCGATTGCCTTTTTGCGCATGGCGTCTATTTCAATGCGGGCATCGGCTAGGGCCTTTTCGGCGGCTGTCTTTGCCTTGGCGTATTTAACAGAAACTCGACGAACAGCGTCCGCCGTGATGCGCAGTTCTTCCCGCTCTTTCTCCGCCTGCTCAAGGCGAGAGCGGAGGGCGGTGATTTCGTTTGCCGCTTCGCGAAGTTCAAGACCAAGTGGGATGTCTGACCCATCTGGCCTTTTGCAAGCATCTGCGATCATTGTGAGCCGTTCCACGATGTCACTCATGGTCGCCTCCATTGAGAGCGGCGCGGCCAAGATCGCTGATGGTGTCATATTCTGACATGCCGCGGTAATTCTCTTCATCGTCGCATTCGCGTTTGAGATAGCCTTTGCTGCGCAGGCTTATGATTGCGTTGCCAACAAAGGCACCGTCGCCCTTCGTAAACCATGCCGCGTCGCCATCCTGTGAAAAGCGGATGGTGTCTCCGGCGGCAAGGCGCTTCAGGATTTCCGTCTCGTCGTCAACGATTGGGCGCAATATATGCTTCTTAGGCGTAGCCAGTTCCATAGCTTCCCGCAGCCGCTTGTTCTCCGCCTTGAGGTCGGTGATGTCGTCGGATGGCTGTGGATCGTTCATAAGCGCGCTTTCAACGCGCGCGGCCTGCTCAGTCGTCGGGAAACTCAAAACGATCTGACCCGGAATAAGCCTGTCTTTGGGGATGCCTTCCCTTTCTGCTGACGCTCCCAATTCTCCCGGCATTTTTGCCTCGGTGATAAAAACAGCGCCACGGGTTCCGTAAGTGCCTTTGGCAACCACAACCTTTCCTTCTCCAAAGCAGAGAATAGTTGCAATCTTCTGTTCCGGTGCGGCGGCAAGCATGGCTTTATAATATCTCCGCATATAGGCATGCGTTCTTGCGCGCATTTCCTTGCTTTCGCCTGTGAGTTTCCAATAGGCGTCTAGCATCTCTTCAGTCGGCTCCAGTGGAACCATCTTCCATGCGTCAGTCATCGCCTTGCATCCATCTGGTAACTTGTTTCTGTTTTACCGAGCCCAAAGCCGGCGGATGTTCCGATCACTGCCAGCGCAAGCACCGTCCAAAGTACGCCGATGAATGCCGTGTGCATCTGATGGCGCCATTCCGCGATCGCTGCTTGCTTGATCGAAGTTGCCGTTTCAGACAGCGCCTTAGACGGACAGCGGCGGCAGGTTTCTCCGCCGTCACCTGCACATCCTCCAGCACCGTAGCGCGTGCAATTCGTAGCGTGTGTCATGCTTCACCGCCTTTTCCTGCCATGGCATCAAGCTCTTTAAGAGCCAGTTCAATGCCTCTGTTGACGATCTCTGTATACGATATCCTATAAGGCCCAATTGTAGACGCGCGCTCCAATGTGTCCCGCTGCTCGTCTGTTAGCCTAATAGTGAGTGTTTTCTTCTTCTCTTTGGTTCTCATTCGTCACCTTTGTTAGGTGGAAGTGGCTTCCATTCGGACGGCTTTATAGACGCGATGCCATCGGCGTTGCTTCCCCAGCAGACGCCGTCATGCCAGCAGTCTGGCGGCTCTTGATCTTCAACGATCACCCAGCAACAGCAGTTGTTGCCGTCTTCATCGAAAAACCCGTGTGTCCAAGCGATGACATAATCAGAACCGTATCCAGGTATCTTTGCCTGAATTGGCGTGCCATCTCTCGGCGCCGTTTCGATCGGCTGCCATGCGCTTGCGTCAGTCATTTCCTCGTCCTTTTCGTATGTATGGTTGAACTTGTATCGTATATATGATATTCAGTCAATATCGTACATACGAAAAAGGTGAAACTTGACTCAGGCAAAAGACTCCGCTTTATCTCGGCGCATGGGACGCAAGAAACAATTTCAGAGCCGCATCACGCTTCCGTTGACTGACGAGATGATCAAGCGGATCGATCAAGTTCGCGGTGAAGACGAAGACCGCGTTACCATGATCAGGTCTGCCATCGACGCTGAACTAGAGCGCCGTGAAAAGGCCGATAAGAAGTAATCAGCGGTTCTCATCCCATCGCACATAGAACGACAGCCCGTCCTCGTTTGCCTTGATGTGGAACACCGTTTCACCCTGCATGCACAGCGTCTTTGCAAGTCGCTCCCATGAAATGAAGCCGGTGGTGCCAGTTGGCGCGCTATCGACCACAAGCGCCCGTTGGCCTTCTTGAATTGCGATGTTCATGCTTTTCATTCCACCACCTCATAAAGTGACCGTCGCGCCGGCAATGGCAGCTTCTCAGGTCGTGGCTTTTTTCGCAAACCCGGCTGACTTGATCTCGCCTTTCGGACGGATCGCTCCGCTGTTCTTGTCTCTTTGCCGATCGGCCTTGCGGATGCGTCGAACATCGTCTGCCGATTTGCTCTTATGGCATACTTTGCATATGACTTGGCAGTTATCCAATGAGCTATCTCCGCCAAGAGCTAGTGGCGTGATATGGTCATACTCCGCTTCACATGGCTTCAATTTCGCTCTGCAGGCTTCACAATATCCTTTGCATTTGGCGAAGGATAACGCTCTTATTTTTCTGCTAAACTCTACTCTTTTCATTCTACGTGCTTCCATGAGGCACGTTTTTTTATGTCATCAATTGTTGACCTGGAAACACCGTAGGTCCGTGCGATTTGCAATGATGTCATGTTTTTTATAAGCTCAGATTTTATTAACCTTACGTCCTCCTCCTTTAGCTTCGACCATGATATTTGCTCCCCTTGGATGTGAGTTCCATGCATTATTTTGTCACGCCTATTATCTTTTGGCGTCTTCCATGAAATGTGGTTTGGGTTGCAACATAAACTATTTCCGCAGCTATGAGCAGCTTCGAGCTTATTGTTAATGGGCTCACCATTTGAAAGTATGCAAACTACCCTATTTGTCGTCGTCCTCTTACCTCTCCAAAATATCTGTCCATATCCATTTTCTCTTTTCGAGAAAGGCCAATTTATGCAGTCGTCATGGCTCGTGCTTTCTGCTATATGCGCAAGCCATTTGAAGTTTTTTGATGATGCTCTTGGCATGCTAATGTTATGAGTCATTATCGCAGACTTTGTCTTGCGGCTGAATTCAAGGCGAGGGGCCATCACGCTCACCTTCCGGCAACAGTGATTTCAGGAACTCGACTTCGGCAAGAGCGGCTTTGCGGAATGATTCAATGTTACCGTTTTCTAATTCGTCTTCAGCGTCGTGGTATGGAGTTTTTGCGCAAAGCCTCGTCCCTGTATTTTTTGCTACTGGGCATCCTTTGCAATCGTCTAACCAGAACATATTACAAAGTGGGCAATTAATGACGCCCAACTTCGCGTCTTCCATCTTCTCCACTTTCGCATTCCGCTCCCAATTAGCAATTGAAGCCTTCAGAGCCTCAAGCGTTCTTTCGTCCATCTCACACCCCCATTCCCATGAATGCCGATATCGGCAGTATGGCTGCCAGCGTTTCGCTCTGTGACGCGGTGCGGTCCTGCGTCCAGCCGACCTGATCACGGATCTTGTTCAAGCGATCCATCGCGCGGGCAATTTGGATTTCCTGTCGCAGCAAATCGGTCGTCAGGTCGCGTATGCGGCGCTGTTCGATCGACGCGGATGACTGGCGGCGTGTGTGGGCTTTGACGTGCGTCATGGTGTCACCCACGCTCCTGCATGATAACGCTTATAGCGAATGGCCAAGCTATAGCCGAAAGCACAGACGCAAAGACCTTCTTTTCTTCGCACGCGCTAGGGTACTGAGGTGTGCTGCACCAGGTTCGATGCCAAACGAGCCCAAATGTAAAGATTGCGCCGATAGCGTAGACAGCAGCGGCGAACCATACGACCAACGTTTTCATGCCTTCACCTTCCTCGCCTCAAGCATGGCGTCTGCTGCCTCGTAAACAATCTGAGCCGCCTGTACTGCCGCATCAGCAGTCGTCCATTCACCGCGGTCGTCATGCGCAGACATGAGCCCAGTCAGAGCAGCCATTGCGAACTGGTCGCGGATGGTGAGCGTGTCGGTGTCTCGCGGGATTTGTGTATTGGTTACATCGACAAGCTCAAGATCGCGGTCACTCCAACGACAATCGTAACAGCCAATATTGTCACCTTTATCCCATCTTACAGCATAGTAAAAACCGAAATCAATCGCTGTGATAACCCCTAGCCGACCATCTGCCTTGAGCCTAACCCTATCACCAACCTTAAACTTGCTCATGCTGTCATCTCCTTCTCTTCAAGCGCTTGGAATAGTGCTCGCAGGATTGCTAAAGGTAGCGTTGGCCCAAAACATTCTATAATTTTTGAATGGAATGACTCAGACAGCCCAGCTGAAAACGCCCCGGCGTCGCGCCCAAATCCCCAGTCGTACCCAGGCAGCATGCGCTCTACAAGAGCAACGCAAGCGTCTATGCTTGCCGTGTATGCAGGTATCTCTTTTTCGAGCAAAGAGCCTTTTGCGAACGGTGGCCATCTGTCAGTCTTGACCCATGGATATGGGATGTCGAGAGCATCTGCAATTCTCCAATCCAGTTCGCGATCCGGCCCTGTAGCTTCACGCAGCTTGTCGATGATGTATGTGTATCTGCTCATGCTGCCATCTCCTCACTGAGAAAAGCGAGCGGGTCATATCCGACTGCATCGGACAATGTCGCCATAGCTCGCGTCATGTATGCGTTGAATTCTTCTGGGCTCATGCGATCTAGTGCTGCGCTATCAGGTACAAGTGTGATCTCACCTGTCCGCATGTTCACGGCCTGCTCGCAGTAGCCCAGCGTTATCTTTAGGTCGCGGTGCAGGTTCTCTGCCGTTGACCATTTACCTGTTGTCCTTACGACCAGACCAAGCGCCTTCCAGTATGTCCGCAGCTGCTTGCTTGAACGCTTCGACGTTGGCGTGATCTCGTAAATCGATCCCTGCGCAAGGCGTGCCATCTTTTCCGCGTCATCCGGCGTCAAAGGCCTTAGACCTCGTGGCGTCATTTGCACCTGGATAAGCGGCGGCTTCTCTTTCTTGCGCATGGCGGCCATCAAAACGGAATATCGTCGTCCATATCGTCATACGACGACGCAGGAGCCTGTGAGCGCGTTTTCTGCTTTCCGCTATCGCGCGCACTGTAATCATCGCGATCGCTTTCACGGTCGCTCTTTGTGCCGCCTTGGAACGTGATATCGTCAACGACAATACCGAGATACGCGTTCCCATCATGCGACCGCACGGTCGGGCGCCCATGCAGCGTAACCTTCGTCCCTTTCGTGATATGGCGCTCGAGCGCTTCCCCGCGCTTTCCCCATACCGCGGCATCAACCCACAAAGGAGGGCGATCGTTGCCTGTGTTTTTGTCCTTGCCGTTATTCACGGCGACAGAGAACCCTAGGACCGGGTCCCCACCTTGTGTACGCCTCAGTACCGCGTCTTTGCCAACCGTGCCGGCGATGATAAGCAATTGCATCAAGCAACTTCCTTCTGTGTGATTACCTGTTTCCGTGCTGCAAATGCAGCCAAGACTTCTGCATGAAGCTTCTTATCTGCACGCTCGATATCGCCGATGCACCGTTCTTCATGCTTGTACAGCGTCTTCAATGATGCGCCATCGTATTGAAGCTCGATTGAGTTCTTGATGCGGTCTGCTGCCGCCTGCGCGTTGAATGGCGGAATGTGTGGATCGGCCTTCGAGTAATCGACGCTCTCAGTGTCAGGGTCATCGCCAGTCTCAAGGCCAAGGGCTTTCAACAGCGCGTACTTGACCGCATATGACATCGCCTTACCAGGCCCCTTGTCTTGCGTGTCGATGCCATACCCAAACGTCGGAACGTCGAAGAAGTCTGACGGCTCGTCAATATTGACAAACCGAACTGTAAGCGAGCATTCGGCGCGATTACCGTTGTGGGTGTGTTCGCAGCGCACCGGATAGTAAACGATGCCGTGCTTAAGAAGGACCGGGCGAACCTTTGCAGTGACCGCATCGTGCGACACGATCGTATAGTTCATCCCCTGCTTCTTTTCCTTCTGGATGTAGTCTACATCACCCATTGCCATAGCAAGGCGCTGGTGAACGTTCTTTGCGCTGGACATTATGCAGCCTCCCCAAATGCGAGTCTCATCTTGCGGTGAACAGCGCGGACGCGTTCGACGTCCTGCCGGCAGTACGCCGCTATTTCATCGTGACGGCCTTCCGCGAACATCTTTCCAACCATAGAGCCGTCAATGTCGCCCTTGCCTTCAATGCCAAGCGCACGGCAAAGGTTATCCAGGCTGATCGTGTCACGCGCTCCGGCCCATGCTGTCATGGTATCGAATACGTTCGCATCCCATGGCTTAGGATCACGCGGAAGCCACGACGGCGCACGGATGCCAAGGACAATGCAGCGCTGCCAGATGAAGCGGATGTCGAAGCCGACGACGTAGTGCCCTACGATCTTAGTGGCTCTGTATTGGTCTATGTATTGGTCAACGGAACAGAAGAAATTGGTTATGATATCAGCCTCATTTTCAGGAGAAAATTCAGTCATGCTGAATGAGCCCGTTGAAAGATTATCAACAGCCCAGCCAATGCAGCAGATATGACCGAGCGCACCGTTCAGTGCCGTCTTCGCAATAGCTTCTTCGACAGCCGCCGGCTTCTGTTCAGCTTCCCAAGCTGCGATCGTGTCAGCTTTCTTCATGGATGCAGGCGGCTTGACGCTGTCTGCGATCTGCTGGCGAACTGCTTCGGACTGTGCCGGGATGCTCTCAATATCGAGGTATAGCGTCGTCATGCCGCGATCTCCTGTTCGCAATCCTTCACGCACAACGAGGCGCGCATTTCGTAATCTTCTGCCCGCTCAATGTGCCGGCGGCTTTCTGCCATGAGATATGTGGCGCGCTTGGTATCTGATGTACGCGCTTCATCCGCGCATTCTGCAGCAAGCTTGCGTGCCGACTTAGCGCCGTTGATGAACTGGTCGTACATGATCACTCCGCAGCTTCGCGCATAGCGTTGTAAACGCGATCGCCGTAGCCGTAGCCCATGCGGCGGTCGTCGCGATCATTGGCCAATGCCTCCCACCATTCCTCGACGGCACGTTTGCCGATGTCGGTGGTTGTGTCTGTGATGACGTCAGCGATCCAATGAAACAGCATCTTCTCGCGGCTGGTGACCACATAGCAGCGGTTGCTTTCAGGCAGCAGGATATGACCGCCCTTGAGTTCGATAGACGAGACTTCAAACAGCCCGTCCTTTTCACTCAGGATCGCCGTTCCTTCAAACATAGCTCCTTCGCACGGGAAACCGCCGATGGTCAGCTGCAGTTCTTCGAATGCAAACTCGAGATCGTCCATTGTCCTCACTCCGTTGATCGTTAGCCGCCGGATTGCTCGTGGCCCGGCCCGGTGGCTGTTGTTCCGGGCGGTGGGTTACATCTTGCACCTCCGATCTAGTCGCTTTCGAATTTAGCCGTAGCCGGAGCCGTCGCCGTAGCCGGAGCCGGAGCCGTAGCCGTAGCCGTAGCCGTAGCCGTAGCCGTAGCCGTAGCCGTAGCCGTAGCCGTAGCCGTAGCCGTCGCCGTAGCCGTAGCCGTAGCCGGAGCCGTCGCCGTAGCCGTAGCCGTAGCCGGAGCCGTAGCCGGAGCCGGAGCCGTCGCCGTCGCCGTCGCCGTCGCCGATTTCGTAGTCTTCAAAAGCAAGAGCCTTATTCACGACTGCACAGCGTCCTTTATCGCATCAATGCTTGCGATTGCCGCATCAGAAGCAGGAATAATCTCAAGCGCATCAAGAACTGTCTGCGTCGGAACAGTCGGAGAGAACTTGTTTGTCGATCCGCTCACGCCATTGGTGGCGACTGCCGAAAGGCTGATCCCTTCCTTTGCCTTCCACGACCAAAGACGGCGGCAATTCTTGATTTCCACCATGCGACCGTCTTGCGCTGCGACTTCGCCAAAGAACACACCGGAAGCGTACGTGCGGATAATGCAGCGCTTGCCGATATGCGGCGTAAATGTGCCTGACGCCTGCTGTGTCGCCGCGCCAAACATTGCAGCCAGTTCTTTTGCCTGACCAATTGTGAGTTCGTTGATGTCCACTGTCGCCTCCGTTGGGTTGATAACCAGCCGCCCGTTTCGTCGTCCTTGGAGCATCATTCGTGCGGCTTGCGAGGAGTACTGTAGCAGCAACATAAAACGTGTCAACATAAATCGTGTTGAAAACGACCGGAGCAACACAAAAAATGTTGCGCAATTGATCTAATAGGGGCAAAAGAAAAACGCCGGAGGGATGATCCTGCCGGCGCTCAAAGCAAAACACGAAGCAGCACAAGCCGCGGAGTGTCAAAAAATGATGCATTATGCCTAACACATCAAAAAAATAGATGGAATAGGATAATGTTGTTTTGAGGCGTGAAAAGTTGATTTTTTTGGGTCTGCTCGGAGGTTCCCGCCAAAAATATTCAACCAGAAACGCAAAGGCAGCGGTTTTTAGAAGTTTCGCCCGCGTCGCCTATCATCAGGTATATGAAATGGACGCGGTGCCGATGCCAGGCTCATCGGACGAAGTTACACGGGGTTGATGGCCCGCCGGAAACACAGTTTTGCAAACTGCCGGACAACCGATAGCACCTTTCGAGGATGGAGGCGAAAGCCGCCAAATGTTTCTACAGAGTTCCGATTGTACCGCCTGACCAGCGGGAGGATGTAGACCTCAAGCCCTGTAGCGGCAGGGAAAACAAACCGAGCTATCGGGGTATATGGACTTCATGGATGCTTGGTGCGTAGCTAGCGCACATGGCTGGTGCTCCTCCTCAGGACCATCATTAGACTAGGTTATGCCTATGATACTGGTGGCAGGTTGTTTGAAGTGAATGATCACATCTTTGTGAAACGACCGACTACGCGGCCAACTATTCTGAATTCATCGAATGCTCTGATTACGGGCGGCTCGTCTGGTGACGCCTCAGAAACAATGCGGTAGGCCGGCGGGTGAGACGATGTTACTTTCTTGAGCGTCTTAGCCTGCAGCACGCCGTCCCCGTCATCGATCACATAGACAGCGTCACCCATCCAAGCGTTTTGCGAGACGTCCACTAGAATACGATCGTTCGAGCGTAGCACGGGCTCCATAGAATGTCCGATCACTGGAAGGACGATAATCTGTGACGGCGCCGCGTCAAGCGCATTGCGGATATAGCCGGGCGGAATAAGCCATTCGTTGACGACTGGATGCCCGGTGGCGATGCCATTAGAAACGACGCGCGCCGATCGGTCGTCAATCTGCCCTTGTCCAAGCCCAGGGCGCGCTGAGAACTCAGGAGAAGACCCGCTAATCGTTCGATTGAACGTGATAAGCCCATCGACAAGAGCGCCGCCGTTGCCATCCCATTCGTCGCCATTCTCGTTTTCTGGCTGATCTGGGTCAAATGAGCTGACGATGCGATATGGCGCCGGCTTTGACGGACGTTCTACATTCTCTCCGGTAAGCAGGTATGCCGCGCTCGTATTGAATTTGCGGGCGTACTTCTCTGCCATATCAGGCGAAAATTCATTTTGTCCGTTTTCATGCGCACGATAACTCGAAGCTGAAACGCCGAGCGCAGCCGCTGCCTTTGAAGCGGATTCAAAGCCCGCTTCCTCTCTCATTTTTTTGAGTCTTTCGCCCATGCTTGTCATGGCCAGAAGGTTTTCAGAGTTTGCAACACAAATCATGTTGACAACGCAACATATATCGTGTTGATTAGTGCCATGAACATGATCACAGAAATCGAAACAGTTGATGACATCGTCTCGGTACTCGGCGGGAACGCCTCGATGGCGAGGGTGATTTGTAAGGGCCCGTCTGCTGTCTCTGAGATGAAGAGACGCGACAGCATCCCGGTCGAATACTGGCCTGCTATCGTAGCTGAATGCGCGACATTAGGGCGCGACGACATAACGCTAGAGGCGATCGCAACTGTCATGGCGAATGCAGCGATGAGACGTCGAGGTGGGCGCGAAAAGCTACGCCATGACGTGTTCCGTGAGACAGCGCAGGAGGGCGTGTAATGACTGACAAGCCGGTCGTTAAGTTCATCATCATTCATGAAAGCGTCTCCAAGTCGTGGATGCGTGACAGCTCTACGTTTGCTCTGTTTGCAGGACTTATCCTGCTAGGCGTCTTTGTTGGTTCTTCAACGATGGAGTGGGCCGGGTTCATTTTGGCGTTTTTCGTTTTGTTCTCAAGAGTTGCGGAAATGAACTCAGGCTTGAAACGTATGACACGCGAAGAGGCGATAGAGCATCTGCAGAATGGAGACGTGTGATGGAAGAGGCATTTCTCAAATCTGTTGACGGCAAAATTACCGGCGTCATGGGCGCTGAAGACACGGAGAAGGTTCGCGCTAATCTTATCCGTTGGCTCATTGACGACAAGGCCGAGATGGTCATTCGCGTCCCTGTAGAGCTTGCAAAGAGATCGTTTTTCAAAAGCACAGCGTCTGTCCTTTCCGAACTGGAGAACGCGTGATGGGTGACAACATTTTTTATATCTCATTTTTCTTGCTGATCGCGTTTGTGGTTGGCGGTGCTTTCTATTTCTCAGACGCAGAAATGAAGCGATCAGCTGAAATGGAGTTAGAGTGCATCAAAGCAGGAAACCAGGTTATTTCTGGCAACTGCGTACACGGGGCGTCGAAATGACTGACGCTCACGGAATTGCACGCGAAATCATTTCCAATTCGGCAGGGGACTCCGACCTGACGCCAGCCGTTGCCGCGCGCGGTTCCGAAGAAAGCGCGGCATTAAATTCGACCATGGAGGCTGCGGAATGAACACGCCAGCCACCATTGAACAAGAGTTCGATCTTGCGACCAGCCGCATTGAAGTTTTCGCGGTTGAGATCCTGAACGAGATCGACATTCCAGAAGAACAGTTTGATCGCGCTGTGATGTTCGATGTTGAGCGTCAAGCCGTGCGCGGTTCTGGACACCGAGTATGGGGAGAGGGTGCATGAAGATGATTACAACAGTTCTTGAATGGTCAACCGACATTGACGCCGCCCCGCGTGGTGAGATTGTCGAAAAGGTTGTCGATGTTCAGCGAAACGGAAAGCGAGAGCGCAGGGTTTACGAAGAGTACGTACCTACGAAAATTCTTGCGCTTACGAAGTGCGGAAAGATCGTCGTGACGCATTACATTCCGCCTCGCTTTACGCAATCCGGATCGAAGCTTGATGGCGATCGATGGAGCGTTTTTGCGGCCAACGAGGCGCCTGTGATGTGGGCAGCAATGCCAAGTGCTGAAATTCTTCAATCATTCCTTGGTGGAAGCTATGACACAGCGGCCTGACGAACTCATAGAGGATTACAAGTCCAGCTATCGCGCTCACTTCGGCGGTGAAGCTCCGAAGGTATGGAAAGGCTCGCACGGCGGCTTCACGATCGTACACCATGACGGCGGACGAGAGAACCTTAGCGCTAGACAGATGCGCCTCTTCACCGCCATCAACTACGAGATGGCAGAAGCAGTTAAGCAGGAGAACGAACATCGCGTTTCTATGGTGATGGTATGACGTCATATCGTTCCGTCCCTCGCTCAAAGTTGGAAGCTGATCTTTCACAGCTGCGAGCTGAAATCGCAGATGCACAGGCGCTAGCTAATTCTATACGCATCGAAATGCAGGCGCGCCTTGCCGAGCCACTGGCTGTCATCGGAAGGCTTGAAAAGAAAGCAGATGAGATCGACGCGGAGATCAAGCGGCGCGAACAAAATGACGCGATTGTGCCGACGGTGAGCGATCACGCTTTGTTGAGATACATTGAGCGCGTGCATGAAGTTGACATTGAGCAGATACGCGGAATTTTGCTTGAGAAGGCAGAGGCAGCGATAAAGGCCGGCGCGTCTGCTGTGAGGCTTGATGATTGCACATTGGTTATTCGCGGGTCTTCCGTTGTGACTGTAAAGGTAGAGCAAAAGCGCGAGAAACCTAAGAAGATGACGCGCGCTAAACGTCAACAGTTTGAGGACTACGAACATGCATAGTATCCTCTACGCAATCGTTGGATTTGTGTTTGTGCTGTTTGTCTTCGCCGTGGCGCTCGTCCGCTTCTCTCGTAATGAACATGATGAAGAAGACATGAACGGCGCGCTTGAAGGCGACCAGGTGAATTTCAAAGACAACCATTCGATCGGTCACTCCTCCCTGTAAGGCTGATCGATAGCGAGCGCCGCGTCATCCTCCTCCCCGCGGCGCTCGCACCTAATTCGCGGAAAGCGACTGGATAGCCGAAGAACTACGGCGTTTGTCGCTTCCGATATTGGAATAAACGTCTCGCCGATGCGGCGGACGGTCGTGGGAATTTGATTTGGCTCCGCAACCGGCCTCTGATTTTTCCCACGACCACTCTTATTCGACTTCCTGCGCATGACTGCCTCCTTGAACAAGAGCAATCAAGCAAAGGAAAATTGTCATGGACGACAAAACACATGGTTTTCACGACGAAATTTTTGGCAGGAAAGACAAGGTAATGCGTGCTGCTTTAATGGACGACGTCAAAGGAATGGCTGGGTTTCTCCTAGCCAAGGAACATCGTGGGCCTGGCGATACGATAGAGGCAGCCAGTTACCGCGTTCAGACGAAATACGGCGTGCCGGCATCGTTCTTGATGAGGCTACGTCATCGCGAAGTAAAAGACATCATGATGTCAAACTTCATCGCGCTGGCGACGGCATATCAAGCGGCACTCAATAAGATAGATCGGGCCTACGAGCATGAGAAGGCTTTGGCAGACAATACGAAAATTCTCCGCTTGGCTCGTGCTTTGGCTGGCGAGGAAGGCGAGGGGTAGGTGATGATATACGGAAGTGTCTGCTCCGGGATAGAGGCGGCAACGATGGGTTGGCACCAACTGCATGGTGAGGAGAACGATCGATGAACGTGGTTTTGTGGGGCCTATTTTTGGCCTGTTATGTTATTCTCATTGCATCGATGGCATATGCGCACGAGAGACGCGACAGATCGATTTTTCTGTCTGGATTGACATGTGGTGTGGTGTTTATAGCGATAGCCAATCAGGTGGCGAAGGCGGTGCTGGGATGACAGACCCAGCCGAAATGCTGTCATGGATAGATAGGCGCATAGCGAGCGCAAAGAAATGGCTTGAAGTGGATTGAATAGGTGAGTAATGGCTAGACGACATGTATTCATCAAATGCTCTGTGGATGACTGCGAGAGAAATGGCCATCGTTCTGGCGGCGGATCACGCGGTTGCTGCGCAATACACTACTACCGTCTTCTAAAGCATGGCGACCCACTCGGTGGAAGGACGTTCGCCGGAGATCCTATGAGATGGATGGAAGATCACAAGCGCTATGCTGGTGATGAGTGCTTAAAGTGGCCATTTGGCAAGGCCAATAAGGGATATGGCCTCATTCTTGTCGATGGGAGGAACATGCAGGCTAGCAGGTTCATGTGCATTTTAGCGCATGGAGTTCCAGAGTCTCCTGATCTCCAAGCTGCACATACTTGCCATAACGGTCACCAAGGATGCGTCAACCCTCGGCATTTGAAGTGGGAAACTTTTGCCGAGAACAATAAGGTGAGGCCAAGAGCGCGTTTCGGCAGCAACTCGCCATCAGCAAAACTGTCTGAGGAGCGGGTTGCTTATATGCGACGAGTGTATAAAGCCGGCAATTCAACTCAAGAAGAACTCGCGGAACTTTTCGGGGTAAACATTTCCACCGTCAACAGTGTCATCCATCGGAAGACGTGGAGGCATGTAATATGATGGACAGTTACCTTTTCCGATCCTGCTTTGACGACATCGCCATGCTGACGGAAATACGCGCCGCCTATGCCAAGGCGCTAGCAAGAAGGGAGGCTGGGCAATAATGGCAAAGCTCACGAAAGCGCAAGCGAAAGCCCATCAGCAGGCCTGTGACCTCCTAAATAAGGACGTTCTGTCAGATGACGAAAAGTTTTTTGTAATTGAAAACTGGCAGGAGTCGGCGATGCACATCAACAGCACATCGGGGGCTTTTTTTACTCCATATGGTCTAGCTCGTGATTTTGCGATTGAGACATTCTCCGGGCGGATGATCGACCTATGCGCCGGTATTGGAACCCTATCGTTTGCAGCTTCTATGATGCACCGCTGGTCTTCGGCACGGCTAGACATCACCTGCATTGAAATCAACCCAGCCTATGTGGCTGTCGGACGGAAGATTTTGCCAGAGGCGACATGGATAGAGGCTAGCGTGTTCGATGTTATCGATATGGACCTAGGCCGTTTCGACATCGCCATTAGCAATCCTCCTTTTGGGAGGATAACGCGACCTGATGGTAAAAGAAGCCCGAGATATACTGGAGCAGAGTTCGAATTCCATGTGATAGATATTGCCGCGCACCTGGCTGGCTACGGCGTGTTCATTTTGCCTCAAATGTCGTCTGGGTTCCGCTACAGTGGATCGCAGCACTACCAGCGCGATACGAGCGGAAAGGCATTTGATTTTCAACAGAAGACGGGCGTCTATTTCGGCCCATCGTGCGGCATCGACACGGCAACATATCTTGGCGACTGGCGCGGTGTGTCCCCGCTCTGCGAGGTCGTCTGCTGTGAGTTTGCGGAGTTGGCCGCGGTTCCTTGCCACGACGCTCATGTGCAGTTGCCTACCACTGTTTACCAGGCGACATCGAAACCTACGGGAACCACCAGCCAGTTGAGCTTATTCGGAGAAGTCGTATGACAGTAGTAGCAAGCCGCTTCGAGCGCAGACACCGCGATCTGTACGAAACAGAAAAGTGGGCTACTGAGGCACTTATTCGCCGGTTCCCAGTCCACGGCCTCACGGTATGGGAGCCGGCGGCTGGCAACCACATGATTGCCGATGTTCTTCGCGAGGCTGGAGCAACAGTTCGCACGTCCGATATTGCGGTCTACGATCGCCAGCATGACGCCATCTATGATTTCCTTGTCGATCGCCCGCATAGCGAGCCGTTGGTGCAGGCGATCATCACGAACCCTCCTTATGGCAAGGGCAACCGAGACGCCGTCATATTCGCGCGCAATGCGCTGGAGCGATGCGACGGCCTCGTTGCGCTTCTGCTGACGGCCAAATTCGATTTTGGAAAGACGCGCCGGTTCCTGTTCGCTGACAATGATCGGTTCTGGGCAAAGATCGCTCTTGTCGATCGTATCCAGTGGTTCCCTGGCGACACGTCAGGGACTGAAGATCATGCTTGGTACATATGGGGACCAAAGGGCGCTCGTTACACCAAAACGATGTTTTGGGAGGGGAAAAAATGATACGACTTTCCCTGCCATATCCACCATCTGCATGGGATCTCTACACGGGATGGGGGAAAGGCCGCCGGCTATCGAACGAATACAAGAAATGGCGCGATGACGTTGGCTACTTCGTCAAGGTGCCCAAAGAGCCGATATCGGTTCCATTCTCCATATCTATCGCGCTTCGTCGCGGAAGCGGGCGGCATGACCTAGACAACAGAGCAAAGGGCATTCTCGACGCACTGCAGCATTATGGCGTGATCAAAAACGATAACCTATGCGAGCGGATTTCAATGCACTGGGACGCTGATTTACCGGCTGAGTGCGTTGTGCTGCTGCAAGAAGCAGAAGAGGCAGTAGCATCATGACACCGATCGCGACAGCGCTTAAACACATGCTCGCTTCCGGCCTTGCGCATGAGAGTGTCGTAAAAGCCGTCGAAGATATGGAGCGCGAGATGTACGGCTCAAAGCGCGCGAAGACAGAGACGAAACATGAAGCAAGCGCTGCTGTTGATAGCGCTCTTGATGTTTACAAGCTTTATGCCGAAAAAGCCGGATTCTCCATACCTCGCAAGCTTACAGCCGAACGCGTCAAAAAGATCAATGCGCGCTTGGCAGAAAGCGGCGAAGATGCATGGGCAGAAGCTTGCAAGAAGATGGCAGCAAGCTCGTTTTGCCGCGGTGTGAACAATAGCGGGTGGAAAGCGGATCTCGACTTTCTCTTGCAGCCGTCCAGTTTCAATCGCATCCTTGAAGGACGATACGACGACCGAAAGGCCGTAGCGAGAGAGACTGAATTTGCCCGCCATCAACGCGAATGCACCCAAGCCTTAGAGCGCAAAGTCTATGGAGGCCGCAATGAACACTTTGCCAGCGACAACCCAGCTTTCGACCTTAGCCCTGGAGATTGGCGAGCTCACTGAAAAGCTGCAGCCACCTACGAGCGAAATGATTGCCGCCAACCTGCTTTCTATGCGCCGTGTTGGCATGGCATACTCGCAAGGCATAGACCCGGAGATGATCGAAACTGTCTATTCATACGCTCTTAGAGACGTCTCGGCGATCGGGCTGCAGGAAGCCACAAAGAAGATCCTCAAGGGCGAATATGACATCGAATACGGTTTCATACCTAAGCCGCCTGAATTGGCAGCCATGGCCCGTTCAGAGGCTAAGAAACACAGAGTCAAGCGAGCTGATCTGATAGAGAAGCAGCGCACGCTCCAAGATCTCAGCGCATACCGCAGCAGAAAGCCGGATCATGGAACGAAAGAGCGCATACGAGAGGTGCTTGGCCGGTTCCGTGCAGAGACAGCAGCGTCACGCGTTGAGAACGCGCTACCGCAAGAGACGATGAGCGAAGAGCGCGCGGCATACTTTTCGCAGATCATGCAGCTTAACGACGCAAAAGACGGTCCAGACGCAACACAAATGGCCTTTCGTCGCAGGATCAAGTCAGAGATTGAACAGGCAAGTTTAGGTGAGGTGCAGGAATGAAGCTATTTCTTATCCTTTATGCAGGCTCAAAAATTGTCGGCACATGGGGCCCGCTGCCATATGGCATGGAAGAATGCCGCAACCGAGCTGACGATCGCCGGCAAGACATCAATGAATTGATTCAGACAGGGGTCAATTCAAAGGGAGAGAAGATACCAAAAGAAGCGATCGCCATGATGAAAACATTTCGTCTAGGCTGTGAGTACCATGCTCACAGACCAAGTTTGGATCATAGTGAGGTTCAGGAATGACAGCGCATATCATCCCGGTTCGTTCAGAGTTCTCCGGCATTGCTGATATACGAAGCCATGCAAGAGCTGTGCGTGAAAGGCTGTTTACTGCTCCGAGAAAAGCGACGAAAGTTTCTCTTGTTGATGACAAAGAGACAAAGATACCGCCGCCTATGTGGCAGACGCAGCCGATGCTATTCAATGAACATGAAGTAGCATACCGGGTCCAGTTGGCGCTGGCTGAACTGAAGAAAAACACAGAGGTTCCAGACACGCATAAAAGCATCATGCAGATAGTTGCAGAGGTGCTTAAATCGTACCCTGGGATCACAGTTTCTGAGGTTAGAGGACCGTGTAGAGATGCGACTTTGGTGCGTGCGCGACATGAGGCGATTTACGAGGTTAGACGGCAAACTAGCTTTTCGCTCCCACAGATTGGGCGCTGGTTTGGCGGGCGTGATCATAGCTCTATTCTCAGCGCTGTCCGCAAGATTAGAAAACAGAGGCAGGAAGCATGCGAGTAGAACGCAAAGCAGAATACGCGAATTCAACATTGCCGCCGCTTGAGGAGCTTGTAGAGCTATTCGCGGAAGGCATGACGACGAAGCAGATAGCCGAGAAATATGGTGTTAGAAATGATACTGTAAGAAGCAAATTTCAGAGGTATGGCGTGTCACTTCGTGATATCATTGTTCGCACAACAAGGATGCCAGAGCCGAAAGACGGCGTGATGAATTTCGTGACATCCACCGGCTATGTCTGTTCTCTGCCGAAGGTGTCTATTCTGGAGAATGGCGCATGACTGATATCATCGAGAGAAAGTTCGTGTGGAAGAGAAACACGGCACAATATTCGACAGGAGAAATTCTGTACATTGGAAAGATCGCCGTCGGCGGGTGGTTTAACCCAACAGTTTCGAAAGGCGACCCGACTTTGTACAGAGCTAGAATTGATCTTCCTAGCCTTACGATGAGTAGGGCAACGATCGATTTTGATAACCATGAAAAAGCTCGTGCGCGCGTCGAGGCTGCGGTAAAAACTTGGTTCAAGTGGCTAGAGCAAGAGAGCGTTGAGGCCGCCGCGTCATGACAGAATACAGCTACGGCCCATGGATCAAGCACGACGGCAAAGGAATGCCGGTTGATGGCGATACGCTAGTAGAAGTGAAATATGAGAACGGAAATGTAGACAAACCATGCGAGGCTGAAATTCACGATTTGCTTGATAGCTGGGGGCCGGAACCAATGGTCGTCGTTCTCTCTATCTCAGAATACCGCATCGTAAACGAGGCTAAGCTATGATTGAACGTTGCTTTACACCATCAGGTCAACTTAAGTTTGATCCGTACCGAACGGATAGAGGCGATGAAAATTATAAGTTGCTTTTTGATGATCATGGAGAGCTAAAAGACCGTACGGAACTGGCAAGATTGATCATAAAGAATAGCTGGTCATGGGAAAGCGATGCTGTAGCGCTTTTTCATTCATCAGTCTTTGCTTCAAACACCAAGGGAAATTATCCAACGGTGTATTATTGGAGGTAAGTCCATGACAGACAACGTCATCGATCTAAGGCCAGAAGCAAAAGAGCGCCTGATCTATCTTTGCGTTGAATGCGGTTGCTCAACGTTCTACATGTACTCAGACGGCACGACAGAATGCGCAGCGTGCAATGGGCTAGATGCCGGCGGTGAATGGGTGACGAAGCTCGAAAGCCAGCCAAAAAGCCCTGAGAAGACAGACGCAGGTAGTTTTAGTGTTACATGCGTTGGTTCTCCTGAGCTTGCAAGGGAGCGAGTCGTAAAGAACATCAATACGCGCAAAGGCGAGCTTGCTTTGCTCGGAGGATGGTTCGAGGACGGATCTGTATCTCTATGGGACGGCGCGGAGGACGACGATCAAAACGATTGGCTGATAAACAAGCTTAGAGAAGCTGCCGACCATCTGGATATGCGGAAAGTCAACCCAGACGACGACAAGTGAAAGGACGATTGAGCATGAACGGATATAAGCCTTCTATGTATCTTGCGAAAATTGGCATAACAGTCGCTGCATGTTCTGCTATTTTTGGCGTTATCGTGTTATCTGCGTCTATCTTGAAATATAACTCAGGAGACGCATTGGTGCAGGCATTAGTTGTTGGCGGAGCTGCTGCCGTGTTCCTAGTCAATGTCATCGCGTGCGCTTTTATCTGGCGCGCATAATGAAGGACGATTGAGCATGGCAAACAACTGGTATGCAATCCGCACACGTCCAGGCTCACAACGGCCTGTCAAGGCTGGTTATTCCGGTGACAGGTTTGTCGAGGACGAGACGATCATTGAACGCAACCTCCGCCATGCAGGTTTCGACGGGTTTATGCCGGCAACATACCGCGAGATCCGCCACCACCGTACAGACGAGTATATCACCAAGCGCTATCCGCTCATGGTTGGCTATATGTTCGTCCGCAATCCTGCCAGCTTCTACAAGCTAAAGGACGTCGTTGGCGTCTCTGACATCCTTGGCGTAGCTGGCTCGCCGATGGCGATCTCTGAGGCGACTATTTCCGCTATTCGTGACGCAGAGGAACGCGAGATTGAAATTCTAGAACGTCGCCGTGCTGCAAGGCTGCAGAAAGAGCGCAAGCTATGCCGCAAGCTAACTCGCAAAGAGGCGCGTGAACTGTTCCCGGCGAACAAGCGCATCATTGTCTCAAGCGAAGGTTATCTTTCAGGCATGGCCGGGGTTATCGTGGATGCTACAGGCCGCAATACGATCAAAGCTGTGATTAACACGTTGAATGGACTTGTTCCGGTTGAGCTTGGTATTGAAGATTTCCGTGAAGCAGTGTAAAGAGGTTTGCATTAGGCATGATTTTGGGTGTTCAGAGCGGTATCGCCGGCCCTCCGCCATATCTAAATGGCGCTGGGTTTATATTGCCTGAATTCCCGCATGTTTGCCGAATGCAGCATTGACTACATGAGATTGATGTCAGCGCAAGCCTTGTCGGCAAAGCAGTTTGGAATGGCGTGATTGACTGCCCATCGTTTGGCAGGATTACGAAATGGTGATGGGTGCCTCCTTTGGCATAATCTTGCAAGTCCAGAGCCGATCCATTCCAAAGCATATCGCCATAGATGGCGCTGGCGGCCCGTATTGTGGTGAAAGCCGCGACGGATAACAAAAGACAACCTGTATAGGTTATCGCCGCTAATAGTTTGGAATGGTGTCTCAAAGGGCACGATGAGTTGGTAATAGCGCTGATTCCGCGCCGTATGGTTCGAATCCAACGCCGTTCCAAAGCATATCATACGATGGTGTTTAGTGGGTGGTGAAGCGCCTTATAGCGAGGGATGTAGTACGGTCCCAGAAGCCCAGTACGATGGCAATGTCACTAGAACATCGTACTTGAGCACGGCAAGAAAAATCGCCATTGGCAGGCTAACCGTGCAGCCAAAACATATAAGACGATGGTGTTTTGAAGCCGCTCCGGAATGCAGGCTTCATGCTGCACCCCAACACCTCCTGCTAGCCAGGTTAAGCGGTCCGGCGGTCGTCTGTGTAATTCGCCAGAATGGGCAACGATATCAGCAAGCGGCGTGGATTAGTACACGCGGTTGGACCGAAACGACCTGAGAGTTCGGAGCCAGTTGGCCAGACTACCTTTAGCCGGTGACAACCCGGCCTTGCTGATCATTCCGCCTGCATAGCTCAGCTGGATAGAGTCCATTCCTTCTAAGAATGTTGTCGCAGGTTCGAGCCCTGCTGCGGGCTCCAAGCCAAACGGAGAATACGACGTGACGTCGAACAGGTTCAAGCCGACTGGCAAGAAAGTCTTCGACCGCATCATGGCTGGCCTGCAAGAGGTCAAAGCCGCATCTCCTATGTGGGCCGATCTTGCGTATGAGAATATTTTCAACGTCTCCGAGCGTCATTGCAAGATTGGCCGCGTTACCATGAAGAGACGAAACCCGCTTCCTGAGATCAAGGAAGGTAAAAGAAACGTCGTCATTCAAAAGCGCAGAGTGTGGACGCGAAAAGATTCTGTCGATGCTGTCGAGAACATGGTGAACGGCGGAGTGCCTGGGCTTAGATAGCCAAAGCAGACGGCCTGCTAATAGCCGTAGTTGCATAAAAGTGTCTGGAAAGCCTCGTGAAGGACAAGCCCGCAAGGGAGCGACTAGGGTAACAATTCATAGGGCGGGCCCCTCCTGTGCTCCTCCAAGCAGAGCGCCAAGCATCGATCGGTGAAAGCCGCAATACCGCCGCCTAGCCTGTCCCTTTACAGGCCATGAACCGGGAAATCATGCATGCTGGATAATGTAAGGGCCATTGATATGGAAGTAGCATCAATACCGATGCCGAATGTCGAACTAACCATTGAGGTCGTTACACCGAGAGCGTTTGGCCTGCGGCTCTCTCTCATGCGGGCGGCGCTATGGGTTGCTGGTTTCGTGGCGCCATCGAATATTGCGGTCAACACCGACATCAAGGTTATCTGAGATAGATGCCTGTTCTCACCAATTCGCGGCATGAAGCGTTTGCGCAAGCCATAGCGAAAGGGGCAAGCGCAGTTGACGCTTATGTGCAGGCTGGATATGCACCAAGCCGTTCTGCTGCATCAAGGCTGTCAACAAATGTGAACATAGAGCGCCGTGTGGCGGAATTGATCAATAGAGGGGCCGACAGGGCAGAGGTTACAGTAGCCAGGGTTCTGCAAGAACTCTCTCGCATCGGCTTCTCCGATCTTCGACGCGCATTCGACAAAAGCGGACGCCTATTGCGACCCGAGGAATGGGACGACGACACAGCTGCCGCTATCGCTTCTGTCGAAGTAGTGACGCGCAACATTGGCGATGGAGAAGTCGAACACGTCCACAAGATCAAGGTATGGGACAAGAACAGCGCTCTTGAGAAGATCGCCAAGCATCTTGGCATGTTTATCGAGCGCGTTGAACACTCGGGCGGGATGTCTCTCAATGTGACGTCAGAGGACGCAGAACTGTGACGAATGACACCTGTAAAGCTTACGGAGAAGCAGAGAGAGGCTAACAGGCTTCTTGCTGGCCCCGCGCGGAACATCATGCTACGCGGCGGCTCCCGGTCTGGGAAAACGTTCGTTCTCGTTAGGGCTCTTGTCCAGCGAGCGATCAACGCGCCTAGATCGCGTCATGTTATATTTCGTTTCCGGTTCAACCATGCAAAAACATCGGTATGGTCGGACACGCTGCCAAAGGTCTTGCTGCTGTGCTTCCCTTCTCTGAAGGTGCGGTTCGACAAGACGGACTTTTACGTAGAGCTTCCAAACGGATCTCAGATCTGGATTGCAGGGCTTGATGACAAGGAGCGGGTCGAGAAGATCCTTGGGCAGGAATACGCCACGCTCTATTTCAACGAAAGCAGCCAGATCCCATGGGCATCCGTCGAAATGGCGATGTCGCGCCTTGCTCAAAAGGTTGAACTGGCGACTGAGATAGCGAAGGCAACGGGTCGTACACACCTGGCTCTCAAAGCCTACTTCGATTGCAACCCGCCATCTAAGCTCCATTGGAGCTATCAGATGTTTCGGGCCAAGGTAAAGCCGGGGACAAAAGAGGCGCTGGCCAAGCCGGAAGACTATGTAGAGATGCAGGTCAACCCGGTTGATAATTCGGCCAACCTGCCTTCCGAATACTTTGACGTGCTTGCCTCGATGTCAGCTGCAAAGCGCTTGAGGTTCGAGGCAGGAGAATGGGCAAGCGAAGTCAGTGGTGCGCTATGGGCTCTTGAGGATCGTTTGGCGCCTGACGGCAAGGTTATGCCTGGGATAGATAGCCTTCGCGTTTCCAGCGCTCCTGACCTGCGCCGGATCGTTGTTGCCGTAGACCCGTCAGGAACGCGTGGTGATGGCGGTGGCGATGACATCGGTATTGTGGTAGCTGGGCTTGGTATTGATGGCCATGGCTATGTTCTGCACGATGGAACGTGCCAGTTATCCCCGGAAGGATGGGGCCGGCGGGCTGTTGACCTTTACCACAGGTTCGGAGCGGACAGGGTCATAGGTGAGCGAAACTATGGCGGCGATATGGTGAGGTTTACGATCGCCACAGCTGACAGGAAAGTTCCTTTCAAAGAGGTTGTCGCAAGCCGAGGCAAGGTCGTCAGAGCGGAACCTGTAAGCGCGCTCTATGAACAAGGGAAAGTTCACCATGTCGGGTCTTTCCCTGATCTTGAAGATCAGATGAGCAATTTCACTCCTTCTGGCTATGTCGGTGAAGGATCTCCGGACAGGGCTGACGCCCTTGTTTGGGCATTGACGGAACTCATGGTGAAGGAACAGCCGGCGGCGGCTGTCTTTGGTACGTATTCAGGAACGACGAGATGACAGACGACAAAAAGACGCCTGAAAGCGAGTCTTCCGATTATAAGAAGATGCAGAGCTATTGGGAGATGGTGGAAACCATCCTTGGCGGCACCGCGGCTATGCGTGAAGCTGGCGAGAAGTATCTGCCGAAGTTTCCGCATGAGGCTCGATCAGACTACGACATCAGACGGCGCACTGCGAAGTTTACGAACATCTTCGCCGATATCGTGGACACGCTCGCTTCCAAGCCGTTCGAGAAGGAAGTATCTGTTCAGAATTCCGGGCCGGTTGAGCCGTTTCTGGAGGACATTGACGGGCAGGGCAACCATATCCACGTCTGGTCAGCCAATGCGTTTCATGCCGGCGTTGCTGACGCTTTCACATGGCTCTTTGTCGATTACACCCGCGACGTGCCGCCGGGCGCCACAGTCGCACAAGAGCGGGCAATTGGAGCGCGTCCGTACTGGATTCATCTACCAGCTAGCCGCGTGAAGGCCGTGTATTCCGAGACTATCGGCGGCAAGGAAACGATTGTTCACGCCCGCATTGAAGAGAATTCACGCGAGCGTGATGGATGGGGCGAACGCGAGATAGAACGTGTCCGCGTGATTGATCGCGAAGTAGCGCGCAAGGACGATGGCACAGCGATTTCAGCCGGGCCGCCTGTCTGGTCGCTTTACGAAGAGAGAAAGAACAAAGCGACAAACGAGGAAGAATGGGTTCTGATCGGCCAAGGCCAGTACACGATCAAATACATTCCGCTGTTCGCGTTTGTCACTGGCAAGCGTGAGGGAAACTCCTGGGTTGTTCGTCCTCCTCTCCAGTCGGCGGCATATCTGCAGATTGAGCATTACCAGCAGGAAAGCGAACTCAAGCACGCTCGGCAGATGAGCGCATTCCCGATGCTTGCCGGCAATGGCGTAACGCCTCCTGTCGGCGACGACGGCAAGCCTGTTGCGGCCCCGATTGGGCCTATGAGCGTTCTATACGCGCCTCCTGACGGTGACGGCAACAGCGGCGAATGGACGTTCATTGAGCCGTCGGCAACGTCGCTTGAGTTTCTGTCTCGCGAGGTTGACAAGACGGAAGCGCAGTTGCGTGAGCTTGGACGCCAGCCGCTCACGTCTCAGTCAGGCAATATCACGACGATTACAGCCGCATTTGCTGGCGACAAGGCGCACACTGTCGTTGAGGCTTGGGTGCTTAACTTCAAGGACTTCCTCGAGAACGGTCTTAAGGCAACAGCCGATTGGATCAAGAGCAAGATTGAGCCTGTCGTTGACATCAACACAGACTTTGCGCTTGCTCTCAAGGAAGACACAGGAATGACGAACGTTGACGCGGCTCGCGAGCGTGGCGACATCAGCCATGAAACGTGGTTCGATGAGGCTAAGCGTCGCGGCATCATCGGCCCGAACATCACGTTCGAAGATGAGCGCGAACGTATCCTGGCAGAAATGCCCGGCGATCCTACGGACGGCGAAATGATTGACGCTGTCACGCCTGACACTGCTCAGCAGCAGCAGGACGCACAATTGCAATAACTGCACGATCGCGCAACGCGGTCCTTGTTTTCGCGGCAACGCGGAGACGGCCAACCATGCCTGATTCCGGATGGATAAGGCGAAACGCGGTGGAAACCGCAAACAGTGGGTGGAAGCCCAAAGGAAGACACAGATGAAGCTCAAGACAATTGAACAGGACGGCAAGGTTTACGCCCTCGTAGAGGACGGAAAGCCGGTCTATACCCACGACGACGGGAAAGACATTCCTTTCGACGCGGCGCAAGCCATGGGCAAGATCAGCGAATTGCAGCGCGAAGCAAAGACGCATCGCGAAGCAAAGGAAGCAGCAGAAGCCAAGGCCAAGGCATTCGATGGGCTTGACCCAGCCGGCGCCCGTGATGCTCTCGACAAGCTGTCCAAGATCGACGCCAAGAAGCTGGTCGAGGCTGGTGATATGGACGCGGCAATCCAGACCGCCCTCAAGCCAGTGCAGGAACAACTTGCAGCGGCACTGAAGGACAAGGAAGCGCTCACCGGAAGCCTCAATCAGGCTGTGATCGGAAACGCATTTGGCCAGTCGAAATTCGCGGCGGAAAAGCTTACCCCGGCTGGCGTTGATCTTGTCCGCCTCCAGTTCGGCAACCAGATCAAGGTCGAGGACGGCAAGCCGATCGGCTATGACCAGAACGGGCAGAAGATTTATTCCAGATCGCGCCCCGGCGAACTGGCAAGCTTTGACGAGGTTATCGAAACCTTCGTCGAGTCATACGCCTTCAAGGATCACATTCTAAAGGGCGTGAACGCAAATGGCGGCGGCGGTCGTCAGTCTTCTGGCGGGAACAGTTCTGGCGAGAAGACAATGACACGCGCCGAATTTGACGCAATGGACCAGGCAACGCGGTCCGCAAAATTCAAAGAGGGTTATAAGGTAGTGGATGCTGCCTAAGCCTAACTCCTTCTACCGTCCATTCGGAAGATTGGCGGTGCCTCGGGCTGGATAGCCCAATCCTCCCAAAACATCGCCATTCATTCGAAAGGAAATCCAAATGGCAAACGTACTCAGCAATCTTGCTGCTGACATCTACAAGGCAGCGGACATCGTCGGTCGTGAGGCTGTAGGCTTCATCCCGGCTGTTACCATCAATTCCGGCTCTGAGCAGGCTGCACAGGGCGACACCGTTCGTTCGTTCGCCACCCGCGCCGTGACCGTCAACACTTCGGCGACGCCGTCCATGACCATCCCGGAAGGCGATGATCAGACGATCGACACGAAGACCATGACGATCTCGCAGATCGCATCCGTTCGCATCCCGTGGACCGGTGAAGACATCAAGCATGTCAACAACGGCTCCGGGTTCGAGACGATCTACGGCGACCAGATCAAGCAGGCGTTTCGCGGCATCGTGAACACCATTGAAAATCATGTCGCTACTGTCGCGTATCAGAACGCATCGCGTGCATTCGGCACGGCTGGCACGACGCCGTTCGGTTCCAACTTCGATGAAGTCGCCGAAATGCGTCAGATCCTCGTTGACAACGGCATCCCGATGGATGGCCGCGTGTCTCTCGTGGTGAATACTTCCGCCGGCACCAACCTTCGCCAGCTCGCGCAGTTGCAGAAGGTCAACGAAGCAGGCGGCGCCGAAATGCTCCGCAATGGCACGCTGCTTGACCTGCAGGGCTTCATGCTCAAGGAAAGCGCGCAGGTCATCGCTCACACCAAGGGCACCGGCACCAGCTACCAGTCGAACAACGCTTCCGGTTATGCTGTCGGTGACAAGACGGTCGCACTCGACACCGGCTCTGGCACTGTTCTTGCTGGCGATGTTGTCACCTTCACTGGCGACACCAACAAGTACGTGGTCAACACGGCCCTTTCTGGTGGCTCGCTTGCGATCGGCGCTCCTGGTCTTCGTGCGGCCCTCGCAGACAACATTGCAATGACGATTGGCAACAACTATCGCGCCAACATCGCACTGCATCAGTCGGCCGTCGAGCTTGCCATGCGCCCGCTTGCAAAGCCGCAGGGCGGCGACGCCGCGGTCGATGAAATGATCGTGCAAGATCCGTTCTCGGGCCTCGTGTTCCGCATCTCTGCCTATAAGGGCTATAACAAGGCGATGTTTGACGTCACCTGCCTTTATCAGGCGAAGGCATGGAACCCGCACGCCATTGCAACGCTGCTTGGCTAACCAACTACAGGGGCGGGGAAACTCGCCCCTTAACCACACGGGTGAACCATGACTATTCGAATGATCAGGCATGACGACGGCAAGACCGGCGATATTCACCCTGACGAAGTAGAGAACATGAAGAAATTCGGCTGGGTTGTCGATGATGCTGCAGAGCAAGACGACATCAGCCTATCAGACACCGAACTTCGAGACGCCATCGAAAAGGCAACCGGTGTTCGACCGCATCACAAGACAGGCCGCGATAAGCTCCTGAAGGCATACAGCGAATTGAATGCACAGGAGGCGTGATGGCTGGCGGCAACGTCTACACGCTTTTTGGTGAAAACCCTCCAGAGCTTGGTGAGCCGAACCAGCCATTGATAAAGGCGATCACAAACCTTCTCGAAATGGCGAAGACAGGACGGCTTCAAAGCTTTGTTGGAACTGGCTTTACCCACGAGGGCAACCGTCTATCATTGTGGTGTGACACGCACCCCGACATTTATCAAATGCTTGGCTCTATCGCCTGGCTTGAGCACGAGTATGTTGAACGGCAAACCAAGGCGGATTGACCATGGCCCTTACAGTCGAAACAGGAACCGGCCTGTCTGACGCGGACGCGCTTATCACGCTCGCATTTTCCGACGCGTATCATAGCGCGATCGGCAACAGCACTTGGACCGGCACGGACGCGCTCAAGGAAGCCGCAATCCGCCGCGCTACGGCGTTCATCAGCAATTCTTTCACATGGCAGGGCCTCCGCACCCGAGGACGTTCGCAGGCGCTCCAGTGGCCGCGTTCTGGCGTTATCGACGCGGAAGGTTACGGCATCAACTCCGACGAGATCCCGATCGAAATTCAGAACGCCGTCGCAGAGATCGCATTGCGTGAGCTTGTGGATCCTGGTGCTATGAACCCTGACTTCAAGGCTTCCGAACTGGTCAAGCGCGAAAAGGTCGGCCCGCTTGAAACAGAATACGCGCTTAGCAACACGTCCGCAGATGCGCAAAGGCCTGTGCTGTTGGCGGTGCGCGATATGGTATCGCAGTTTCTGTTGTCTGGCACGTCTAGCCCGATCATTGGCCGGAGCGTTCGGGTCTGATGGCTTTTGATTACGCCAAATCACGCGCAACGGCTGAAAGGCTTATAGGGCGCTTTGGGCAAGCAGGCGCTATCAAGCGAACGACGGATTCTGGCCCGGCGTACGGACCGGCCTATGACCCTACAGTGACGACAACGAACTATGCATGCACGCTTGTCGTCATTGATATCGCACTCGACAAGATCGACGGAACGCTGATCGAAGCCACCGATAAAATGGCCTATGTCTCCACCTCTGGGCTTGCCATAGACATCACGACGGCTGATTTCATCGAGGTCGGTGGAGTTGAGCATGCAATCAAGATAGTCCGTCCGCTTAACCCGGCTGGAACAGTCGTGTTATGGGAAGTGGTGTTCACCGTATGAACGACAACAGGCCGCCACGCTCGACAGTTCGCCTCATGGTTCGCGGCTCGATGATCGCTTTCGTGGTTGGCGCGTTCGCCCGCTATGGCTGGGAATCGACTGGCTGGATGATCGGGTGAAGTATGGACTTTGACGAATTGCTTGAACGCTATGAGCCACGGCTTGCGGCGGCGTTTCGCGAGTGCATCGAAGCGATCAAGTCCGCTATTGTGCTCAAGGCTGTCGTCGAGAGGCTGCAGCGTGGTGATATCTACGGAGCAATCAAGGCAATCCAGATCGAGTCGGAAGTTTTCTCTGCGCTTGAGATCGCCCTGCAAGAGGCATTCAATGCCGGCGGGGTTAGCATGGTTGAAAGCCTGCCAAAGCTGGTCGCACCCGATGGAACGCGCGTCCTGTTTCAGTTCGGCGTCCGGAACCTTGAGGCTGAGGCGCTTCTTCGGTCGCAATCGTCAGGGCTTGTAACAAGGATCACAGACGATCAACGAGAGGCGCTGCGCATCGCATTCGAAAGCGGTCTATCGCGTGGGCAGAACCCTACCGCAACGGCGCTTGAGGTCGTCGGTCGCATCAGCCGTGTGACCGGGCGGCGGGAAGGGGGCTTGATTGGGCTTACATCGCGCCAGGTTGAGTTCATCAGCCGCGCACGCGAAAGTCTGCTGGCTGGCGACGTCGATGGAATGCGCCGCTATCTCGAATTGAAGACACGAGACCGGCGGTTTGATCGAACCGTTGCCAAAGCGATCCGCGATGGGAAACCGGTGCCACCGGATATGGTGGCGAAGCTCATTGCGAGGCTATCCGACAGAAACCTTCTCTTGCGCGGACAGACAATTGCGTTGGAGGAGACCCGCACCGCACTCTTCACCGTCCGCGACAATGCAATCCGTCAGCAGATCCAGGCCGGAAAGATCGCTGCGCAGGACGTGACAAAGCACTGGCAGCATTCTGGATCGGAGCATCCGCGTTTGCAGCACATTGAGATGGCTGCCCGCTACAAAGCAGAAGGCGTGCCGCTTGATCAACCATTCATCGCCGCCGATGGAACCCCTCTCATGTATCCGCATGACCCAAAGGCTCCGGCGAGGCATACGATAGGTTGCAGGTGCCGCATGAGCTATGACATCGATTATGTCGCCGCTGGGCTTCGCAAGTATCGTGCTAGGACAGCCTAATGGCATCGCTTTCTTTCGCCGCTGCAGTCGCTGGATGGGCTGAGAAGGTGCCGGAGGCGATCGAGGCTGTTCGAAATGAGAGTGCAAAGGAAGTCGTTCGCGATATGCAGACGCTCCGGTCGGAAGGCGGGCGCATGCGGTTCGACACCGGTTTTCTCTGGTCGTCTCTCATGGCAAGCACATCGTCTATGCCGAGCATCAATGCCAGCGCACGCCCTGCCGATGGCGGTAGCTATTCCTTCGACTTCGGACAGGTGGAAGCAGTCATTGCCGGGTCATCTCTCGATGACACGCTCTATTTCGGTTACACGGCATCCTATGCCGCATATCGCGAATATGGGGCCAACGGGCAGCCAGCCGATGGGTTTGTACGCCTAGCGGCCATGAATTGGCCGGATATCGTCAATCGGAATGCGAAGAAGGTGAAACAGGCTTTTGGTCTATGATGGCTTTATTGCCGTCGCTTCCTTCTTCCGCCGCCATAAGAAGGCCGATAGCAAGAAGCAATAGCGCCTTGTCTGCAGCGCGAATGGCTGTTTCTGCCCGTTTTGTGATGCCGCTCTTTTGGGACAACAACTCACGGGCTTGAAGAAGGGCGTCATGGGCCTCGTTGTCGGTGAGAAGTTTTTTGGACATGAGGCATTGATATATGGCGACCGGTGCTGACGCAATCATCCTTTCTGCCTTGCTTGAACATCTCGGCACGTTGACGTTCACGCCTGCTTTGCAGATCGCAATGCCTGGTATCGACTTCCCAGCTGCCGGCCAAGCCAAACCGGGCAACTACCTACAGGCGTCATTCCTGCCGAACGACACGACCAACACCGAACTTGGGGCAGGGCAGGAGCAGCACCGCGGGATCATGCAGGTGTCCGTTTACTGGAAGAATGGTGTCGGACTCATCAAGCCGCTGGAAGCCGCCGACCGTATCATCGACCACTTCGCCAAAGAGACGAAGCTCTACAAGGATGGGCTCAAGATTGTGATCGATCGCAAGCCCTATGCAGCCCCACCGCTGCAGGAAACTGACCGTGTGCATGTGCCTGTCACGGTTCGATATCACGCTTTCTCTTGACATAGAAAGGAGCCTACCATGGCTGGCATCAAGACGACCCTCGCGGGCGCGAAAGTATCCATCAGCACCACTGCCGTGACGCTGCCGCTCAATGCCGCTGGCTTCGCGGCTCTGACCTATTCGGAAATTGGTTCCGTCGGGAACCTCGGCGATTACGGCGCCGCGCCGAATATGATCTCCTATAACACGCTTGCAACGCAGGTCACGTCGAAGGCCAAGGGCGTCGAGGATGCCGGCGAACTGTCCATCGAGGTCGCCCGCATTTTTGACGATGTTGGCCAGATCGCGATCCGGGCAGCCGGCGCCACCAAGCATATCTATGCGATCAAGATCGAATATGACGATGCGCCGACGGAAGACTGGTCGAATACGATCATGTATGCAGCCGGCCCCGTTTCCGGCCCGCAGATGCTTGGCGGCTCCACCGACGATTTCATCCGTGAATCCTACACGGTGGCATTCACTGATCAGCGGCCGATTTACGTCGCCCCTGTCGAAACTCCGTGAGGCTGACGCATGGATCTCCTTTCAATCACCCCGAACACAACGTTCCTCGCTCTCAAGCACCCGGCGACCGGTGAAGATATCGGCGTCACGGTCGAGTTGCGCAGCCTTGAAAGCGATGAGGTCAAGGCCGTCGAGCGCATGATCAAGAACAAGGCGCTCAAGGGCGGACGCAACACAGTCACCGCCGAAAAGATCGATGACAACGCGGCGGCTATTCTTTCCGCAGCGATCGTGTCGTGGAGCTTCTCCGGCGATGCCAACCTTGGCGGCGACAAGAACCCGGCCTGCAATGATGCGAACAAGCGCAAACTGCTGTCCGTGCCGCCGATCGCCAAGCAGATTGATCAGGCGCTCGGAGACGAAACCGCTTTTTTCGCATCCTCGGCGAACGGCTAAGCGAAGCCGTCGCCGTTGCGGTCGAATGGAACACGCCAGGCTATGAACTTGATCGCGGTCGGGCGGGGAAAGACACGGTCTCGAAGCGCGAAATGTACGAGCGCTTCGGGCGCGACGATCTGATCCAGACGCCGGATATACCTGAAGAAGGCGAAAGCCTTTGGTCTGCATTCTGGGCGCTAAACAGACGCCGTCAGCATGGAATGAATGGACCGCAGCCTTTGACCTATTCCGAGATCGGATTTTGGTCACGCCTCACAGGAGAAATCCTCCTGCGAGACGAAATTACAATCATCATAGAAATGGATGACGCCTATATCGTCGCTCTTGAAAAGGAGCGAGACGCACAGCGCGTTGCCAACAAGCGTCCGGGCGATCGGGATTAGTGAAAACCATGGCTGCTTCTTGCTGGGTGATCAACTTTTTAGCCCTGAGGTAATAGCGGCCATCTTCGCCTCCAATTCCTTACGTAGGTCTTCCCGATGAGTGACATCAACTTGGCCAGGGCTAAGAGGATTGCCGAACGTCGCGATGATGCGTGGGGATATCTTGGTAGGGTTGTCGCCGGTAATCGCAAACTGGTAGAATATCTTCAAGTTGTTGGAGAAGACCATTTCTCCGGGCGTTTGATATCGCTCCACCAGCAACGTGAAATCGCTATCGGTATTGATCCTGTATTTTGCGTCAGAAAATCCGGCGACAAGCGCCTCTCTCGTTTCAAGCCGACTGGCCGGGACGGTATACTCCAACGGCTCATAGTTAAGCGTCGTGCACCCACAAAGCAGCGTCAAAAGCGCGGCTACAAAAAGTCCGATTTTCATGATTGCCCCCCAATACGATCAGAGCAATCAAGCAAAACTCGGAGAGGTTGTCCAGTTAGTCTTTCAAGTAGCCGTGGCCAATCAGCCAGTCGCGGAGGATGCGGCGGATCGCTTCGGAATTACGGTGAGGCATTTCGTCTCCGTGTATCAGCGGTTTGCTTCATGCTGCCTTTTACATAGGCTATCCATTTGTCATCGGGTTCGAACGGTACCTTCCCTCGATCAATGTCACGCTGACGAAGTTCATCCACCCAAGGCTTTAAATCATCAGAAAGTAAATCGTACACGGAGGTTTCAGTCGCAAGACCTAGGCGGTCTTGAATGCGTCTTATCATTGCGCTCGTCGTATATTCATCGCCAGCCGAAATGCAGGAGCTTATGGCGAGAGACGGGAATGGCTTGGCTTCGCTGCCGGTCGCTTTGGATACTGCTGCAAGTGCCTGATCGAAGGTAATGTTAAACCATTCGCCCATGATACGAAAACTGTGAAGACTGGAAAGCGCGCGGCGTTCGGCAATTGTCGCATCATCGCAGGGGAATATAGCCTCTCCAACCAACGGATACCCTGAGTGGCCTTGGTGCTGGCGCAATCGTCTTATGGGGTCGTTTGCCCTTCCAACCTTCCGCCATCCGAGAGGGTGGGCGATTATGTAGAGATAACTCACTTTGGCAGGTATCCTTTTTCTTTGAGGTTTGCTGTCAGGAGTCTTTCGACGTAGGAGGCCAGGGACCGATCATCATCGGCTGCCGCTTTCTCAGCGGCGGCTTTCACTTGATCTGGCACCCGAACTGAAATTGCAGAAGTTTTTGCCATGTGTTCACTTGTGTGCAGTTGACATTCAAATAGAATGAGTTCATATTAAACACAGTTGCACACAAATGCAACGGGCCGATACAAGAGTTCGCACCTCTCGACCGGCCCTAACCGAAACGAGGATCTTAGGAGGATCATCGAATGGCTAACTCTGCCATACCCCTTTCTGCGCTTTTCCGAAACCCCGTTGTAGCGGATGCCTTCCGCCGTGCGGAGCGCGATGCCGGATCTGCCTATGCTGTTACGGAGCCGAAGAAGCCGGTTCTTGCCGGCGGCGCTGCTCGCGTTCTGGAGGAAGTGGCATGAACCGGCGCGCTGTTTTGAAGGGTGGCCTTGTTCTTGCTGCTACGGCCCACACGGTGGCGCTCGCCCCTGAAAGGGCAAGCAGCGCTACGCTGGCGAGACTGACCATGGCTGATGGTCACGCATCTCCGTTCGCAGAGAAGGGAGACGTGATCGTTTTCGATGAAGCGAACACTACGCCCGAGAGCGGAGCGACGTTCGTCACGAAGGCTGAAACGTCAGGGATGCCGTATGTTGGGCGGATCTGGCGGGATGAAGACGGCCACTGGTGGCTTGAGAGATTTGCGCGAGGCGACCTCTACGGCCCCGTGCCGGACGAGATGATGAACCGGGCCATTCAAGGCCGAGTTACAGGCGTCTGGAAACACATCACATGAAATCTGGCGTTTCGGCGCCTGATAATTGCATCCAGAAATCAAGCACAAAAGAAGAACAAAAATGATATTGGTGCGCAGGTTGTGGAGGGCTTGGCAATTCTATTGCGATGCGTTGCCGCTTTCTGACACATCATAGAAGATTCGCGATGGCGAATACCCCGGCCCTAAACGGGGTGAGGGAGAGCGGCGTCTTTGCTTGGACACCATTGCCGCCGCTCCCCCTCGTGTCCACCGGCGATTTTAGGGATCGCCAGCGAAAAGGACCCATATCATGGGCAGCATCCAAAATCCTACTACATCTCATACAACGATCGTCGCAGAACGCAACCCGATCGTCTTCATGAAGGGAGGCGAAGTCGTTGCCAACAGCCGCGACGTGGCCGAATACTTCGAGAAAGCACACAAGCATGTACTCGACGCCATAGACGACCTGATCCAGCGCGAGCCTTCCATTGAGCCGAATTTTCGGCCCATTGAAGTTGAAGTGAAAGTTGGTTTCGGCGTTCGGCTTGATCGCGGCTTCGATATGACTCGTGATGGCTTCACACTGCTCGCAATGGGCTTCACTGGCAAGAAGGCGCTGTCGTTCAAGCTCAAGTACATCGAAGCCTTCAACGTGATGGAGGCTGAGCTTCGCGGGAATATCCAGTCGGCTCGTGTCAAGGTCAACGTTCCGACAAATGAGCGCCTTGCTGTAGCCAGGGAAGGTCGCCTTCAGTTCAGGATGTTCCGGTCCGTTGCCCGAGATATCGGTCTAAAGGGCAATCAGGCAGTTCTCTCTGCGAACCGGGCGACGAAAATGACAACCGGTTTTGATGTCATGGGTGCTCTGGGGCTCATGCGCATTGACGCCGAGGTGAACCAACCGGATCTTCGGCCATCTGATATCGCCGAGCGTCTCGGTATACGTAGTGCTCAGGAGGCCAACAAGCTTCTCGTCCGCTTCGAGTATCAGAACGCGCTCCGCGATCACAAGGGGCACGTCTACTACGAACTGACGCCGAAAGGTGAGCGCGCGGGCGGCGTCTTCAAGGACACCGACAAGAAGACCGGGCACGGAGTCCCGATCAAGCAACTCATGTGGGCTTCTCGGATCGTCGATCTTCTCAGATCCGATATGGAACAGGAGAATGCATGATGAAGAACGTTTCGCACATTGAGATTGAAGGTGGAACCGTTATTGCGGACGGCAACTGCTCGCTTCCGACGTTCATTGGCCAGTATCGCTATTACGTCAGCGTCATCGAGGGTGATGGCGGTCGCATTTGCATGTGGGACGGAGACGACTATGCGGATGCTCTAATGGAAGCGGATGAGCTCAAGACTTCCTTCAGTGCACGAAGAGTCGTGGATATGACGGTGATGGCGGCATAAATCGCCATCTGGTGACATTTTGACATGAATTTTCGGCGGTTCTTCGGAGCCGCCTTTTTACATGGATCACCACTTGCATTCTTCGCGCAATGGTTTGATGGCGTCGTCAATTCCAGTGATATCGAATTCAGCGGTAACTGGGCTGCTGCCAAAAGGCGTAAACTTCACGATGAATTTCTTCCCGCCCAAGGCCTGCTTGATGAACGGTATTGCGCTGGATCCAGACCAAAGCCCAAGCGCTCTGCTGTCCGTCGATTGATCCATCTCCACAGATCGTGCCGGATGTTGGTCAATACGATAATCAACTGTCCCATAGCCTGGGATATTTGACACCATCTGGCACTCTGAGCTGACCATAACGGAAGTTCGATTGTCAGCACACCGAAGGTTCAAGAATACCTTGCTCTGGCGTCCAAACGAGCATGTGACGATATCTTCGGACTCAACTGACATGAACACGAGCTTTTTGTCAGTGAGCTTCGATACCTCATTTTGCACCACCCACTTGGTGGACTGTGCTGGCGTCACAACTTCAACGGTTGGGGTTCGTCCACTCTGTTTGTCGTAGCAGGACAGGCGATCAAGATCATGTTCAACCTTCGCACAATCTGACGGTTGAGCGACTGCCGACCCCGCGCAGACAGAACCAATGAATACAAAAATAGCAGCAAAACGCATTCTATCCTCCGTTGCAAAAACGCGAGGACGATAGCCAACCAATTTGCAAAGGTAAATGGCGATGGACGTTGCAACACTTGGCCTTGCCGTTGATAGTAGGCAGGTTGAAAATGGTTCAAAGGCTCTCAATGACCTGACAAATTCAGCCATGAAGGCAGAAGCAGCGGCAAATGGTGTTTCATCTGGAACAAAGAATGCCTCTACGGCTGCGGCTGCGATGACGGCTAACGCAAGCAACGCTGCGCGCGCCCTTGATATGGAATCTAGGTCGGCCCAAAACGCTACGCGCTCGATCATCGCTCATGGTTCCGCTGCGAAAACTGCTGCTTTGAACGTCGGGAACCTGGCGGCCCAGTTCCAAGATATTGGGGTGACATTGGCTATGGGGATGTCACCACTCCAGATCGCGCTTCAGCAAGGAACCCAGATGGCCGCAGTCATGGGGCCGATGGGGGCTGCCGGAGCCGTGCGTGCCCTTGGCGCTGCATTCATCTCCATTTTCTCGCCTATGTCACTTTTGACAATTGGCCTTGTGACAGCCGGAGCCGCCGCCGCACAATACTTTTTTGGCATCGAGACGAGTGGGAGCGGCGCAAACGATGTCATCGAAAAGCAGTCACAGCTTATCGGAAAGGTGGCAAATGACTGGGACCAAGCCACACCGCGCTTGAAGGCGTACGCTGATGAACTGGAGCGGGTAAGAAAGGCAAATGACCTCAGAAGCGCAGGCGAAGTCGCTGCAAAGGCAGAAACGACAAAGGTCGAAGATGTCCTAGGCCTGATAAATCAGCAATATACCTCTGCAATACGGAATCTGCGGACTTATGGCGATGAAGGCAGCGCCGTTGCCAACTCGCTCGCGTCTGCGTTCGGTGATCTCCAGGTAAAGATCTCTGACGGAACAGCCACAACCAAGGATCTCGTTGACGCGCAAAACGCGATGGCATCTGCCGTCAACACATTTGGCATTCCGTCCGTAATAGAATTGCGGGCTGTATTTGATGAACTTGTTCCCAGCATCAATGCCGCGATTGCCGCAGCTGGAGGATTCCGGGCAGAGGTTTCGGCAGCACTGTCCCAACAGATGTTTGCGAAAAACCTTGGCAACTCCACTTTGCCGTCTCTTGATCCACTCGGCTTTATCAATGCTGACAGAGATCAGACTGCACGTGCAAATGCAACAAAATCTCAGACGCAGATCGCTGCAGAAGCCGCGGCTCGTCTTGCTGCACGTGCAAGCCGCTCTGGCGGTGGCGTATCTGAAATAGAGCGTCAAAAAGAGGCTGTAACAGATCTTATCTCACAGCTTGAATATGAGCAGTCTATTGTTGGTAAAAGCGCCCAAGAGCAGGCGAAAATGAATGCAATCCGTCGGGCTGGCGGTGCCGCAACGGAAGAGCAGAAAAAGAAAATTGAAGACATAATCGACGCAACATATCGAGAAAAAGAGGCAATAGAAAATGCCAAGGAGGCCCTTGAAGACGCGAAGAGCGCGACAAAAGGGTTCCTGTCTGACCTGCGATCCGGCCTGATGGATGGCAAAAGCTTCTGGGAGTCTTTCGGTAACGCGGCGATGAACGTTCTCGACAAGATCATCAGCAAGGTCGAAGACGAGCTTGTAGACGCTCTTTTTGCAGCCAGCGGCACATCGAGTTCAAGCTCCGGTGGATTTCTCGGCATGCTCTTTGGCGGCATCGGGAAACTCTTCGGTTTCGCGTCTGGTGGTTATACCGGCGCCCGGTCGGCCTCGGCTGTTGCTGGCGTTGTCCATGGCGGCGAGTATGTCTTTTCCAAGCGTGCCACCGATCGCATTGGCGTCGGCAATCTTGAGGCGATGCACCGGTCTGCCAAGGGCTATGCATCAGGCGGATATGTCGCGCCTATGCCGGCAAACCAGAATGGCAGCGGATCGCGCAACGATGTCCTGCATGTCAACGTCGGACTGAAGAGGGACGCCGCTCTCAACATCATGCCAGACGTTGAGGTCGTGGCAGAAAGAAAGGTCGCAAGCGCAGCTCCGCAAATCGTCAAGGCAGCAAGTTCTCGTGTGGTTCCGACTATGTCGCAGTACCAGATGCAGAAGCAGGGACGGGATTATAGGCTGGCATGAGCACCTTCATTCATTGGCCGCTCGGCCTGCTGACACCGGAAAGCATCGCTCCTGTGATCGTTCCGTTCACTCGGTCAGGCGGACGCTCTTTGGGCGGCGTCGAGCCGGTGACGCGGACGGATCTCGGCTATTGGGAAATCGCCTATGGCAATGTCCCGGTAATCGGGACCGCGAAAGAGCGGACATGGAACGCCATAGCTGCCATTCTTTCAGGCCGCTCAGGGCTTATTGTCGTGCCATTGGCAGGCAATGCTGCGCAGCCATATGCTTCCGACGAATATGAGCTCCCAAGCACCCTGACGCATTCGGACGGCTCCACGTTTTCGGACGGGACCGGCTATCGGCAGGGTGCGATTTCAATCCGAAGCGCTGGCGCTGCTGCCGAGATCGGCGCGACGACAATGCGCCTTCGTGTCGATCGTGGCAGCCTCGATCTTGCCGGGGCGCGGTTTTCTTACAAGCACGCGCTTTACCAGATCGGGCAGGTGCTTTCGGTCTCAGGCAAGGTCGTGCAGGTGACGATCACGCCGTCGATTGCCGCGACAATCCCGCTGGATTCATCGCTGGAATTCGACAACCCAACCTGCCTTTGCCACCTTGCCGACGATCGCGGCATGGACGGCGGCTACAATGCGGATGGGTTTGAGCAGCGGTCTGTCACGTTCCGGGAAGCGACCGACTATTGGTCGTCGCTGGTGGCGTGATGATCAGGTCTTTGCGTATTCTTTGCGAGATCCAGTTTCCGGGCCAGACGGTGCGGCTCTGGGATGGATCTGGCCGGCCATTCATGGATGCTGACGGCAATATCTGGCGGGCTGCACGTCTCAATGAAGAGGCGATCGACCAGATTGAAAGCGCGATCAATGCTGAATCGTTCACGGTTGCTTTCACGATCTCCGGTATCGACAGCGCGATTTTCAGCACCGTATGGGCTGATTATCAGGCCGGGACGATCGTCGGTTCGCGGGTGCGGTTTCTGATTCAGCCGCTCGATGATTTTGAACAGCCGGTTGGCGATCCTGACATCTGCTTTACCGGCGGGATCGACAATTTTTCGTTCGATGAAACAGCAGCCGACGACGGCAAGCAGTTCACAATTTCGGTCGAAGTGACGAACCGGTTTGCGCTGATTGCGCGGCCCTCCGGCTCTGTTCTTTCGGATGCGGACCAGAAGGCGCGTTCGGCTGTCATCAATCCCGGCGCCAATCCGGATCGGTCCTGCGAGCGGATCCCCGGCCTTGTCGATAAATCGATCCGTTGGCCTGTTTGGTGATGAACGAGACGCTTGCCGCGTTTCTCGCGGCACAGGATGGCAAAGGCTGGCAGCCTGGGAAAAACGATTGCTGCCTTTATCTCGCCGCCTGGGCAATCTGGCTCGGTCATCGTGATCCGGCGCAGCATCTGCGCGGCACATACGACGATGAGGCCGGTTATCTGCGGATCATCGAGGAAGCCGGCGGGATAGCGGCGCTTGTTGGTGATTGCGTCCAGCGGATCGGAGGGCGCGCGATTGCGAGGCCAAAGGTCGGGGCAATCGGCATTGTCGGATCAAGGCTGAAATCATCCATGCAGTTCGGGGCGATCGCAACGCCTGACGGCTGGTCGGTTCTGACTCATGCCGGGCAACGCATAGTTTGCGCTCCGGCGCTGAACATCTGGGAAATCTGATATGGCGCAAATGCTGATCGGCAGTCTGTCGATGCTGCTCTTTCAAGGCGGGGTTTCGCTCGGGCTTATCACGCCGCTTGCGACCGGTCTTGTCTATGGCGGGTTGGCAGCGCTTGCCTATGGCGCCCAGATGTTGCTCAACCGGACATCGGTTCCGCAGCCGGAGGATGGCAACTACAATCTCCGGCAGCCGGTTCCTAGCCTCGCCTTCGTGCTTGGTCGGGTGAAAAAGGCTTCTGACTATATGTTCCTTGAGCAGACCGGTGGCGATGCCTATCATGTGCTTTGCATAGCAGGGCACCGGATTGACGGTTTCGTTCAGCATTACCTGCACGACGAAGCCGTGACGCTGAATGAAGGGGGCGGCGTGATCAGCCCCGACCATTTCGTTCAGGACGGGTTCGAATATGTCAACATCAAATACCGGCTCGGGCTCAATTCCAGCACGGCCTATGCTGACCTGATCACAAAATTTCCGACCGTCTGGAGCCTCGATCATCGCGGCGACGGGCTTGCGACCGTGCGCATGGTCGTAAACCATGTTTCGGCGGAAAGCTTCCAGAGCGTCTATCCGGCGGGAATGCCGCAACATTCGGCGGTTGTGGATGGCATGCGGCTCTATGACCCGCGCAACGAGGCTTCGAGCTTTTCGACCAATATCGCGCTTTTCCGGTTCTGGCATCTGACAAGCCCGGTTGGCGGCAAGTTGGGACGCGATGACCTCTATCTTCCGGAATGGCAGAATGCTGCCGATGTCAGCGACCGGATCATTTTGAACCGCGATGGTGTCGAGGAGAACCTCTATCACGGTGGCATGTGGTTCCGGGCGGAGAACAATCCTGTCGATGTTGGCCGCATCATGGACCAGGCGGCGGAGCTGGTTGTTTACGAACGGCCTGACGGTCTGGTTGGTGTGCATGCCGGCGAATATGTGCCGCCGACAATCCGCCTCACGGAAAAGGATATTGTCCAGATCCAGTTCGACGCAAACAAGCGTGTAGCCTCAACCGTGCTTGCCGTGCGCGGCCAATGGACCAACCCGCAGAACCGTTATTCGACAGCGGATGCGGCGATCTGGGGTGATCCTTACATCGGGGAAGACACCGAGCGCACGAAGACGATCCAGAACCAGTGTGTGCAATCGCACAACCATATGCAGCGGCTGCAGAAAATGGCGATGGAGCGGGCGAATGCGCCGCGTGTTTCCGTGCTTGCCCATTATGAGGCCGCGCGGGCAGTTCGCAGCAAGCGTTTCGTAAAGATCCATATGCCGCCTTACCTCGACGAGGCGATCGTTGAAATCGTCTCGTCGCCGAAACTTTCGCTACGCAACCTGACGATCGAATTCACCGGCATCGTCTGGTCAAGCGTGCCTTATGCATTCGACGCCGCAACGGAAGAGGGAGAGCCGCCGCCGGTAGTCGAGCCCGTGCCTGACGATGAGGTTCCGCAGCCGGAAGATTTCGCGGTCGAGATCAAGACCGAGAGCGTTGGCGGCGGTGTATCCGTCGTCTATGGCCTCGCGACATGGACGGTTGTTGATGACGAATTCATTTATGAGCTTGGATGGCGCGCGACGAGCGGCACCGACACCGAGTGGAAGAGCGCCTTTTCGCAGGCCGGCGACATCAACCTTCGGTCGGCTTACCTCAAGGATGCGTTCGCCTATGAATTCCGGCTGCGGACCTGGGCTTTCGGGACTGCTTCGCCTTGGGTCTATCTGCCAGACCCGATCGTCGTCTATGCCGACACGGTCGCGCCGCCGGCTCTGCGATCCTTCGCGCTTGCATCGCCCGTTGCCGCGCCTGGCTATGCGACCTTTGAAATCAAGACGCCGAAAACAACGCATCTCTACAAGGTCAAGCTTTTCCGCGTTGCAGCCGGTGCGGCATTCGACCCGGACACCGATTCTGTTCTTGATGAGGTCTATGTCCAGCCAAGCTTGACTTATGGCTATACGGACGGTGACGACAGCGTGACCGACGTTATCAGCAACGGGGTCTTTGCATCCGACACGGTGTGGACGAAGGGAACCGGCTGGTCGATCGGAAGCGGAAAGGCGACGCATGCGGTCGGAACCACATCGCAGCTGACGCAAGGCGCGGCCCTGACGATCGGTTCGAACTATCGCTACGGCTTTGTTGTTTCCGATTATGTCGCCGGATCCATCAATTTCCGCTTCCAGGGCGGAACGACCGTTGCCGGTGCTGCTGCCAGCAGCAACGGTTTCAAGTTCGGAACCATGACCACAGTCACGGGAAACAACGTCGCGGCCATGAACGCGACGGCCTCTTTCGACGGTTCGGTCGATAATGTGGTTGCCTTCATTCCGACCGCCGATTCCGCGCCGGCTGGCGCTTACGACTATTACGCCGTGCCGGTGAATGCCTCCGGCCTGCCGGGCCCGACATCCGGGCCTGTTTCGGTCAACATTGCCTAAGCGCCACGGCGCGCAACATCCGAAAATCTGGAGATACCCATGGGAAGCGTGACAGACGCCTTCAACGAAATCTATCGCGACTTTGTGACCGACGGCGTCGGATCTTCTGGTGAGCATGAGCCACGAAAGGCCGATATCCGCACGATCGGATCAACGATCGAAAGCTATGTCGCGGCCAATGGCGGCGGCGGGTCCGGTTCCAGTCTTCAATATAAAGACGCCGTGCGCGTTTTCGTGACGACGAATGTCAACGTCTCGACCGGGCTCGAGAATGGCGATACGCTTGACGGGGTGACGCTGGCGACCGGCGACCGTGTGGCGCTGGGCGGGCAGACCAATGCGGCGCAGAACAGCGTTTGGGTGGTGGTGGCATCGGGTGCGGCTTCGCGAGCATCCGACATGACTGCTTCCGGCCACGACCTCGCGACGGTCTATGTGCTCGAGGGAACGAATGCCGGCAAGCGCGTGACCTATGTTCCGCGCACGGATGGAACGATCGTTATCGGAACCACCGAATTCGACGCTGTCGTGACGGCGAAGGAAGACTCGACCGTCACCATTCAGCAGGTGATCGGCGCCAATTCGACGCCGGCCACCGGCACCGATACGAGCAACGATGTCGTGCGCGTGTGGGGCGCGGCGGTGACCTATGACGGGTTCATCAACCGCTTCCGTATTTTCGCCAATGCGGATGGTGAGGTGCGGCTGCGCCGGTTTACCAAATCGGGCGATACTTTCACGCAGGTTGGCGGTGATATCTCGCTTTCCGTCGTGGCCGGTCTCAACACATTCACCCGCTCTTCCGGCGCGTTGCCGCTGATCGAGGTCAATGCCGGTGAGTACCTTGGCGTTTACAACCGCAATGGTTCGGCGCTTGCCTACAAGACGGAAACCGGAATCGGCTGGTATAGCGGCGACGGAAACGTTACGACATTCACCGACTCCACGCTTTCGACGGCGCAGACTCTGCAATGCGATTTCCGGATCGAGCAGAAGCCGGACAACATTTTTGATGAAAAGCTGGACGATCTCGACAGTCTGATTGGCCGTGGCCAGCAGACGATTGGCCTCGGTCGCGGCCTGACGCCGGATACGGCTTCTGGGTGGGTGGCGAAAAATACGTTCATCTTCCGCAACCCTGTGATCAAATCTGGCCGCGTGCAGCAGATGCGCATTGGCTGCTCCAGCGCCGGCACATTCTATTTCAAGCGGTTCACCAAATCCGGCGACACCTTCACCCAGGTCGGAAGCGATATCCCGATCCAGATCGGCAACGGGGATATCATTCTCAATGACGCCGATCTGCCGTACATCGAGGTCAATGCCGGTGAATATCTCGGGTTCTACCGTGGCAATGCCGGCATCGTTTTCAATTCCGACGCGGCTTATGCCTCCGATCCGTGGTATGCGGCTTCGCCGGCCGGGAACGTTTCGACGCTCACCGATGCCGACACGACGAGTTCGTTTATCCAGATGCGCATCCACGTCCAGATGGGCGGGATAAGCGGGGTCAACAAGCGTCTCGACCTGATCGAAGACTCGCTCTCCTCGGAAGTGCGGGTCGAGGAATATTACAATGAGACGGTGATTTCCGCTTCGCTTGTCGAAGACGGGCTTGTCGCCGCCGTCAATGTGACGACCAATCGCGACGGCACCGAGGCGACCTATTCCAACAGCGTGACATTCACTGCCGCAAGCGTCGGAACGATCCGTTACGATCTGCTTTATCTCGACGGGCAGGCCGGGACTTTCGGCATCATTGCCGGCACCGAGCGCGCCAATGACCCAACCTACTTTGCCGCGGCAAACACCAACTCGAAATACATCCCGATCTTCCGCGTTCGAGTGACCGATACCGCGCTTGTTGCTTTGCCGCTGTGGCGGCTTGCCGATGGGGTTGATCGCTCGGTGCAAAATCAGGTGATGCTTGACCGGGCACGCAACCGTGGCCTGTTGCGGCGCTTTCGGGACAAGGTGGCGCGCGGCGAGGCGGTGCGCATTGTCGGCTTTGGCGATTCGATCACGGCAATTCAGAATGCAGACCCGTCCGCTTCGACGCCGAACGGGGTGAACCGCGATGTTGCGACCAAGACCGATGGGTATCTGACGCCGAAATATGGTTCCGATGTTCTGTCGGCGCAGACGCTTTACACGTCAAGCACGCTCGGTCGCGGCAATGATGGCGGCGGCTCGATCCATACTCGGATCGGATTCAACTGGTCGCTGGTGGCCGACCTCGAGGCGCGTGGCTACGTGCTGGGATCGACGCTGTTTTACGACAATTTCGGGCGCGGTGGCAAAAGCTCTGCCGATGCCGTGTCCGGCGGCGTGGCGACGTCCTGGACGACGGATGCGGCTGCACTGGCCGGCGATCTCGTCGTTGTGGCGCTCGGCATGAACGAACGCGGCGACAGTGCCACCGAGGCGCGCATGGCCGTGGTGATCGACACGTTCCTTGCCGCAGGCTCCGATGTCGTGGTTATGGGGGTTCCTCGCCCGCGCTCCGGCACGCTTGCCGACTGGCAATACACAAACCGCGTGCTGGCCCGGGTGGCCGCCTACAAGGGCGTTGCCTTCATCAACCCCGCATCGATCGCTGATGACCGGTTCATTCAGGCGCTCGGCTTCACCAGCGCAGATATCTGCGAGTCCAACGGCTCGAACCATCCCGGCATTCGCGAACTGGCCCGCTATGGCGAGCAGTTGGTTGCGCATGTGCTGGGCGAAATCGACACATATGTGCCGCAGAAGCGAACGATGCGGACGGACCTCAACCTGTTTGTTGACCCGGCCGACCGGACGAAGCAGCTTGAGTTCATCATTTCAGGCTTTTCGACGGCGACGAAACGCCAATACACGTTCCCGAATGCAAGCGGGATCTTGGGAGACCTGACCTCAACGCAGACGTTTTTTAACAAGACCCTCCCAGACAATTCGACCTATTTCCGCGATAACTCCGATCTCACGAAGTTTGGACAATTCGAGCTTTCCGGCATTTCAACATCCACAACCAGAATTCTCACATGGCCGAATGCCAACGGCACGATCATGACGCGGGAAAATGCTGAAACAATTTCGGCTCTTAAAACGCATTCGCTGAACACGGCGACGACGTCGTCTGACTATTTGTTGTTTAGACCGACAGATTATGCAGTCGGAAAGCCTGGACTTGCCGTAAATAAATCTTCGACGGCAACCGTCTGGAATATATCACTGTGGGATGGCGCAAGTACGGCTGGGACGATTAATTTCGGCTCCAGCGCTTTTTCAGCGGCGGGGGCCTATAACACCACGACGGCCAGCGCAGCCAATGTCAACGTCGCGTCGGATGGCACCTTGGCTCGCTCAACTTCATCGGAAAAGTACAAGATCGATATCGAGCCGATGGCAGACGAATGGGCAGACAAGGCGCTTGAACTGACGCCGATATGGTATCGATCGACCTGCGAAGGCGACAATAAGGATTGGTCCTGGTGGGGGCTTTCCGCCGAAGCGGTGGCTGAGGTCGACGCGCGGCTGGTGCACTGGAAAACGCATGATGTCGTGCCGGTGCTGGTTGAAAAAGAAGTTCCCCGCGAAGAGCGTTATGTGGAGCAGGAACCCTGCACCATTCGTCTGCCGTCCATAAACGAAGATGGCGAGGAGATCGAAGTCGAGGTGGAATCGACGCGCAACGTGCTGAAGACCCGCACCATCACCGAGACGGTGGAAGTGGTGGAAATGCAGACAATCGCGCTCGAACAGCCGGAACCTGAAGGCGTGGCTTATGAGCGGCTTGTCTGCCACCTGCTGTCGATCGTCAAGCGTCAAAACGAGCAGATCGCCAACCTAACCACGCGCCTCGACGCCATCGGCGCGTAAGCGGACAACCAAGGAACAAGCCAATGAACTTTTCCGGCACCGGGGAAACGCTCTCCGGAGACGATTTCGCACGCGCTGCAGCTTCGATCGGCTGCGATGAAAACGCAATCCGTGCTGTTACCGCTGTAGAGGCGCGTGGAAACGGTTTCGACAGCCAGAAGCGCCCAATCATCCTCACAGAGCCACACGTCTTCCACCGCGTTCTGAAGGCGAAAGACAGGGCCAAGCTTGATGAAGCTGTTTCGCTCGGTCTGGCCTATCCGGTATGGGGCACAAAGCCTTATCCTGGCACTCAGGACGCGCGCTACGCTCTGCTCGAGCGCATGATGACGGTGGACGAAGAAGCCGCTCTCATGGCCTGCTCATGGGGAATAGGGCAGGTGCTTGGCGAGAACTACAAGCTATGCGGTTTCCCGTCTGCTCGTGCGCTTGTGGAGAAGTGCATCGAAAGCGAAGGCGGTCAACTGGACGTGATGGTAGCCTTCATCAAAGGCCGTGGTCTCGCGCGTCACCTTGCAGCGCATGATTGGCCGGCGTTTGCCTATGGCTACAACGGCTCCGGATACCGAAAGAACGACTACGACGGCAAGCTAGCCCGCGCCTATGCGAAATACAAGGCAGGCACGTCTATTGCTGCCGACCCGCTCAAGGACGGGCTCCTGTCGATCGGCGACAAAGGCGATGCGGTGAAGGCGCTCCAGATCGCGCTTGGCATCGGGGCGGATGGTGATTTCGGAAAACTGACAGATCAGGCCGTCAAGGCTTTCCAGAAAGAACATGGACTGCTTGTCGACGGCAAGGTCGGCAAGATCACCGGGCGAATGCTCGGTCTCACCTATTGGAACTGAGAAAGGATAGATCCAATGTCTGAAATTGAACAGGTAGCACGAATTATCCTGTACACTGTTGGCGGCTCAATTATGGGCGCCGGCTTCATGGACAGTGCGCAGGGCCAGACGCTTCTCGGCGCATGTGTGGCGCTTGTTTCTGTCGGCTGGTGGTACATTCGCCAGCGTCAGGACAAGGCATCGAAAAAGTAACGGAAAGGCTACGACATGACGAACGAAGAAATCATTGCTGCCGGCGTCAACGCTCACATGCTTCTCGACGCCGCGCTTACGAAGGCATACAATCAGGCTCAACGCCTTATTGACCTGACCGAGAAGGGTGCCGCTGCCGGCTTGGCAAAGCCGCTCAAGAGCAAAAGACTTATCCATATGTCTCGTGAACTTGCGGGTGCCATCGCAACAGCCGGTCGCCTTAGTGCTAATCTTCACATCGAACAGACAGCAATCGCAAAGGCAAACGGCATCGACACAGGATCGCTTACAATCGTTGCCGGCGTTGAGCTTCCGTCTGTGTCTGTAATGGGTGGCGGGGACCGGTAAAATGAGCGTGTGGCAGTTCTATCTAGCTATCGGCGCGCTTGTAGCGCTTGCGCTTTCTTATCGCATCCCACGGGCGTTTCTGTGGGTTTGTGCTATGGCGCTATCGTTCATTGCGTCCGTCGCGTGGCAACGATCAGAACTGCCATATTACCCTGCTGCCGTGCTTGCATTCGATGCAATGGTCTGCCTCCTTATCGACGCCTTCGCAAAAGAGCGCTGGGAGGCAATGCTTTTCAACGTGTACCGAATTTCTGTCGGTATTTCCATCTTACGGTTGTTTAGCATTATCGACAATACAACTCTTTATGTGGTAACGCTAGAGTTGTGCAACTGGGCTGCTTTGGCTGTCGTCATCGGCACGTCTCTCTTGCGACGGGGGCCGGTGTATGGAAATTCTCTATGGGATCGCTGGAATAGCTATATTCGCCGGGCTTACACTTATCTACGCGCGCCTCGTTCGGCGGACCACTGGTTCAAGGTCCGCTAAAGATGCTTCCAGAAACAGTCGTCGCTAAAATGTTCGGAGCTTTTTCAGGCTCCGTGATCGCTCTGATATTCATCCCGCCGAAAACACTTATCGGCTTCTTTCGCCGCGGTGCCGTCTCTCTGATCGTCGGGCCGATCGCATCGCCTGTCGTTCTAAACTGGCTTGAATGGCCGGCGAACTTTGATAACTTCGTTGCTTCGGCGGCGATCGCTTCTTTTGCGTCGTGGTGGCTGCTTGGCGCTGTTTTAGCGGCACTCAAGAAGGCTATCGAGACGAAAGCTGAATAGAGCGAGGACGACCGGTGGCGCGAATGCCGCCGGTTTTTTTATGTCTCTATCGGCTGTTGCGGCGGCGAAATGGTGATGCTGACCTTGCGGCCACCGCATGCGCTGCATTTGAGCTTAGACGTGAGCCCATCAGCCAGTGCCGGGTGATCGCGGCCAAGCCGTCCTGCCAATGCTGGCAGGTCCAACTCCTTCGACCGTCCGCAGCCCTGTGCCTGGCAATGGGCGTAGATGCCATAGCCGCGATCAATGAGGCTGCCCAGTGTATCCATGGTGATCGGGTATTTCACCATAGGCCAATTGCCTCACCGATGCGTAGCGCAATAGCAGTTATAGACACCAAGACCATCAATGCTGTCGTAACCCGTGTCATAGCATAGCCGATCGTTTAGCAATTGACATCTCGCCTTCCTATGTGCTTCGTTCTCGCCACACAGGCGAGGGGATTCCATGGTTGACAAAGTCGAGATCACAGATCCGTTTAAAGTAGATCCTACACTAAGAGACAAGCCCGCGAAACAGCTAGAGCATGAAATCACTCTTCGGCAGATGGCTCTTGAAGAGCGCAGGCGTGAAGAGAGAAAGAAAGAGCTTGAAGCACTCGTTAACAAGCTCAATGCCGCTCAATACACGTTTCTAGATGCTATGCGCGTACTTGATGACAACGGCCTTTTGCCAGATGCTGTAAAAGCCGCGTATACGACCGCAGGCGGCGTTTTCGCTCCACATTTGAAGCACCGTGCCGTTGACGCCGATCGCTTGCTCACGAGGCAGGAAAAGGCAGATAAGCCTAAGCGCCCGAGAGTGCCTAGGAAGCCTAAAGGCTAGCTTCAATCACTTCTACGCCAGCAACCCTAGCGCGGCTTACCATGTCGGCAGTGCCGCGCCCACCTGGGAAAGCAACGACTAAATCAGGCTTGTACTCATCAAGCATTTTCTGATTGCGCATCGGTCCGGCTGCCTTGCCGTATTTGCTCCAGTCCGCTATCTCAGTGAGGCATGAGACCATTTTTCTCTCTGCCCATGCTCTAGCGAGCGTGTCGGCTCCAGATGCGCCGCCATTGATTATACGCGTGATCTTTCTGTCTACATGTATGCAATCAAGCGTCTCATTGGCTAGGCGCATTTCAGCGCGCACTCTCTTACGCTTATCGTCGGTTGCAGCAGGCGGGTAAACGCCGAAATGCCTCCCGCCGCATACTAGCACTTTCGTCATTCCTCAGCCTCCTTGGCTCGTGCAATTATTCGCTTAGCAGCACCTCAAGCGCCGCCTTGATCTTCACAGCCTTCAAAGCACTCATTCACGCGGCGTTCGAAATCTGTTTGGGCGATCGCCTCTAGTGCGGGAAGGTCGAACTGAGCATTTTCTTCCGCATAGAAAATAGCGTCTGACCCAATGTACACAGACCCATGCCGCCAAATGATGTATGTTCCAATCGGCGTGGTAGCCTTGGCGGCGTAAAAAGATTCAGGATCGTTGTCGTATTTCCATTCCAGTTGCTTTATTCTCATTTCGTCATTCATCAGCAATCTTTTCTCCATAAGCTTGCTGATCATGACGTTGCGTTTCGCCGCCCTAAGCAGAAGCTCCTTGGCTTCCGCCAGATAGCCTCCATACGTCCCATCCATGTCGCCGTTGATTTTACCGTCATGGAACTGGCGAAGCCTGCCATCAATAGATGCCCATGCTTCCGCAACTGCTTCTATGATTGATGCGTTCGGTTTATTGTCTGTCGTCATTCTAGGCCTCCTTGGCTTGTACAATTGTTTTGCTCATTTTCATAAACCTCTACCATCAGCTCTAGCGCCATAAGCGCACGTTCTCTCATAGAGTGTTGACTTGCCGGATAGCTCCCACTGGTCGTCCACGTCACGCTGCAGCCCGTTGGCTTGTGGTGCGCGCAATAAACCATGTCCCATCCACCTACGCCCATCCCGACACGCAAGTCATGACCAGTAATTTCTATATCTTCTCTTTGCATGATTTTTGCTCATTCCTAAGCCTACTTGGCTCTCCGAAAAAGTTAGGGGCTCAAACGCAATTCTATTTGGGATACAATGGCCATTTTTCGGCTTTTCCAGCAAAGGTGCGGGGCGCTAAGTTATTGGCCAGTAAAATGAATTTTACAGCCTCCGGGCCCACCATCACTTTGCTATTGCTTTGATTTCCTTAAAAAAATATATAATTCAGGGAGTTGCAGCCAGCTTCGGTTCCAACATTGGTTCCAACATCTCCTATCTTCAGCGAAGATCGATGTCGAAAGTCCCAGGACTGATCAGAAAGAAAAGTGCGTTCTTTTACGTTCGGCGGATCCCCGAAAACATCAGGCAGATATTCGGAAATAAGACCCAACTGACGCTTCCGCTGGGCACCTCGGATCCTCGTTGTAGCTTGCCGCGATTTTCCGGAATTTTGACACGAGGATCCGGACTTTTTGATTTTCCGGAGGGGTGTCAATATTCCGTTGGCATTGCGATCTTTTGTATCGCACTGAAAATCTCATTATAGACCGAATTGCGATAGTAAAAAATGCCGCCGATTTTACTCGGCCTTCCGGAAGCTGTAAGCAATCCACGGGAAGAGAGCTCGTGAAGCCACTCGTAGCACTTAATCAATGACACATCCTTTCCGGCATCCGCGAAGCTTGCTAACAGATCGTGAGCATCGATACATATCCAATAGCCATCGCACACATCCGACGCTTGATATATTTCGAATGCCCGCTCGCAGCGAGACAGCGCGACAAGATGTTCTCTCGGCAGCATTTCCAACTTTGAAGCCGCTCGACCGATCTTACCTACGTCAGCCGAAGCAATGTCTCCCTCCAGATCACCCGCAATCAGTTTGGCTAGGACGCTGAGATTGTGGTCGTATTCACCTATCCGAATTTGTTCGAAGAAACGGTAAGCGGCCGGAACATAATAGCTCCATTTTTCATTCGACAATGCAGTCAAGCCGGTTCGAGAAATCTCTCCTATCAGCAATGCCTGACCCGCCTCCAATCGCTTTTGGATTGCAATGTCAGAAAGTGCTTTGATGACGCTAAGACCGGGAACAAACTCGGTCATGATCGCTGAGGTCACTTCGTAGATTTCGAATGCATGTTTGGTAGGCTGAGGAAGTTCAGTCAAACTATGCTCCAAATGTAGGCTGTAGCCGAACGTGAAAATTTGCAGCTTTGACGCGCGAATCTGCAGTATTCGATTTCTGCAGCAGCCCTATCAAAGCCACTGTAAAGCCACATCGAAGAGCCATTGAAGGTTGATTTTGGAATAAACGTCACATGCTACGGCGGCGATCAAACCATCAAATCGAAATCGACGAGGCGCACTTTTTCAACGCCATCCATTTCCACTGCGTTGCCGGAGCCTTCAGCCTGGGCAGTCACATGCTTGCCATCGCGATGTACCGTCCAGCCTAAATCGCGATCAAGAAACGCGACATCGTAGCCAGCCCCACCGTTCAGATAGACCGTATCTTTGGACGAAACAAGGAAGACATCTCTGCCAGCACTACCATAGAGCAGGTCAACGCCGGAAAACGTAAAGAACACATCATTTCCATCGCCGCCGAACGAGAAATCATCTTTTCGGGTCGTGAAGACGAATTCGTCTGCTTTTGAGATCAGTTTGCCCAGCATTGCCCCTCCCGCCACACCAAATGTGTGGATCTCGTTGGTCCGACATTTATGGGTTGTACCAGAGGAAAAGTAAATGAAGGTTAACCATGCCGGACCTAAAGTCGCTCAATCGATCTTTGGTTCAAAACCGGGCGCCGAAGTCTGAAAGGCTGGGCTCGGGCCATAGTGCTGCCGGTCAGCCTTGTAGGTCAGTTCGAACTGGTTTTCCAACGCTGCCAAAATGGCTTTGGCAATTTCATCCTTGGCGGCCTGTTGGTCTGCCATGATCTTGCTCGCATAAGCCCGCTTTGTCGCCGGGGGTATCAACTGCAAGGCGGTCGAGATGTATAGGGTGGGATCGTCTGCCTTGCGCATGGGTCGCCTCGAATCGAATTCGAGCCTCAGTTTAGGTCACTTTGAACGCCGTTTAAAACGGCGTCATGCGGTGGATCGCGCGGATGGCGGAAAGGAGGCTTGAAAGGCGCTCAAGGCGATCATCAATCGAGCACAATGCGCCAATGGCGCTATTGCGTCGGCCTTCTTCCATATCCTGGGCGGCGAGGTCGATCCAGTTGGTGACGTCCTCTGCGTCCTGTTGCATAGCCTTGATGATCTGGGTGAAAGCTGCGGCGTTATTGGTCATCGGTCATCTCCTTGTTGATGGAGATACCATCGCTCCGGGCTGCGGTTTCAGCCAGCAAAGGCCTTCCGGTGTTGCCGCCAAAGTGAAAGGCTTTTGCTAGCTTCGGTCTGATATTGAAGACGTGAGCAAGAGTATTGCTCACCCCGAAATGATCAGCTCACGCGCATCGGTGCTCTTGTTGTTATTGACCGTGTAGCGCAGGCGCACCTCCTGGATGTCGAAGGCCGAAAAGATCGTCCGGATCTCGGGAACATCGTTGATGGAGAGAATGAACCGCCCCTTGATCCGCCCGAGGCGCTCGGCGATCGCAGCGAACTGATCGCGGTCGAAGATCTGCTTTCCGTAATCGTCCTCGCAGCCCCAATAGGGCGGGTCGAGGTAGAACAAGGTCTGCTCGCGGTCATATCGGTCGATGAACGGCGCCCAGTCCAGGCACTCGATCGTCACGCCGGACAGGCGCTCGTGCACCTCTTCCAGCAAGGAGCCAAGGCGGGTGAGATTGAACCGGCTGCCGCGCTCCAGGGAGACGCCGAAGTTTTGGCCGACAGCCTTACCGCCGAATGCCAGACGCTGGAGATAGAGAAACCGTGCAGCCCGCTCCAGATCGGTTAACGTCTCCGGGTTTGCAGCCTTGAGCCGTTCGAACTCGCGCCGGCTTGCGATCTGAAACCTCAGCGTATCCATGAACTGAGGATAATGGCGCTGAAGGATGCGAAACAGGTTTGCGACATCACCAGAGCGATCGTTGATGACTTCGGTGCGAGGCGCTGCCCGGCGGCGAAAGAATATGCCACCCATCCCCACGAATGGCTCGCAATAGATCGCGTGCGGCACCTGTTCGATCATGGCGGTGATGCGACCGGCCAGCGCGCGCTTGCCACCCAGCCAGGGTGCCGGCGGGCTCACGGGATCGATTTCACGATGAGAAAGAGCAGGGGAAAGTTCAGAAGCCATGATTTGTTAACCTCGGTCTGTCAGAGCCTCCGAGCCGCTTTGCGGCCGGGTGCGACGGAATAAGGCTTGTCCTCTGTCGGGCGGGGCCGGACGCCAATCTAGGCCCGCCACGAGCGAATTAACGCTCGTCACTCGTCATCAAGGCCACGCGAACGGGCACGCGGCTTCCACCTCCTCCAGAAATGCTTCGATTGCCGGCTGGATCCTTAGGCCTTCGAGTACGCGATCGAGCTCGGCCGCCGAATAGGTCCAGACGGCAGAGCGCCAGGCAAAGAGCGCCTCGGCCTCGGCCGCAAATTGCATGTTGCCATCGCCGCGATAGGAGATGGCGGAGGCGATCGAATCATAGCCGCGCGATCGGGCTTTTTCGTCCAGCATCGACTGGATCACTGCACCATAGGCGGCGCGCGCCTCGGCGGCGGTAATGGGCTGGATATAGGCGACCAGGACTGGCGGGTTGGACGAGACATCGACGCGCATGCAATCGGGGTCGACCTCCTGCTCAGTCTGAAAAATGGCACGGCCGGTATCTTCCACATGGGCCTCCGCCCAGGTCAGGCTCGGGCCGGATAGGCAGCGGACTATCTCGCCGGTCGCGCTGTCATAGACGAGAAAATTCATGGCTCACCTCCGGTGCGTGGTGCCGCTTAGATAACTGCGATTGATCGATTGGCCGGCTGCCGTAGCGGTGACATAAAGCCGAAATGTCGTGGAGGCGCCCGATAGCGAGGCCTTGGCGATGGTCCGCGAGACTTCGAAGAAATCGGCCGCGCTCTTTTGTACTGTCGGCCAGATGAAATAGCTGTTGCCTGAGCCGTCGCGCAGTTCGACGGTGAACGTCGCCGTCGCTCCGCTGGTGTTTTTGAAACCCAGATGGATCTCGACTGCATCGCAATCGGAGCCATGTTCGACCAGCACAGACTCGACGAGGACCTCGGTGGTACCGATCGTCTTGGCGGTATTGGTCGCCGACTGATAGCGCTGGACGAATTCCTGTGACAACACCTTGGAGAGTACGATTGCATTCTCGGCGATGAAGCCGGTGACGGCGAGACCTTGGGTGACCGTTACCCCCGCGTCATTGTTCGGTCGCTTTTCCGACCGCCTACCTGATTTTGAGACCAGAACCACCCAGTATTTATAGGTGAAGCCGAAAAGGCCTGAGCCTCCAGTTTGCCCATAGTTGATGAAGGAACAGCCATAGGCGGGGTATTCGCCGAACAAGGTCACGGAGGTATTGTAATCTAGGCCCGTGCCGCCATCAGTTATGATCAGTGCGTGATCATAGTCTTCATCGGCCGGGACATCCCATGCCAGGACATGGCAACCACGGCCAGAAAACCCGAAAAAATTGACTGCAGGTACTACGGTATTGTTGCGCTTAGGCGGTTTGACACCAACGCTCGTATAGTCTGACCAGGCTCCGACTATGTTGATGAATGAAAGCGCGCGGCATCGTGCTTTATGGTATTTCAGGGCGCTGGCCTTGAAGTCGGTAGTCAGGTCCACCGAGATAAAAGATCGCCATCTGGTATATTGTAGGCGCGGGCGGCATTGATCATCGCCGAGTTGAGGCTTGAAACCGGTATCGAGACCTTGCGGACCTTGAGCGACATTTCCATCGGGATCGACGGGATTTTGATCCGGTCGCCGATGCCATGATAGACCCGGTTGACCACGGCTCCTGTGTCCGGCCGGATGACCGGCACCGTCATGGCCGTCTGGCCGGTCCAGATCCCGATCGTCTCTTTGACCGAGGTCAGCTTGTTGATGCCGGTCAGCCAGATGAAATAGCGCGGGATGATGATGCCGGTCGATCGGGCAGCCTGCAGCGCTGCATAAGTGTTTGTCGATACCGAAAGCACCATCAGAACACCTGCACCATCTTGAGGCTGCCGCCGGGTGTCAGCTGGCCCTGACCGGTGCCCGCCTCATAGCCGTTGGCGATAAGCCGCCAGAGCGGCGACGGCCGCGCAAACTCGACGATATCGTTGACCGCAAGGCCCGGGCTTACATGAGGCCGCACGCTCACCCAGCCCAACGTCTCGCCGGCACCATTGGCCTGCGCATCTGAGGTGATGCGATGATAGGCGCGGTGGACCGGATCGGTGCCGATATCGGCATGCCAGCGGTCGCCGGCTGTGAGCTGGTAGCCGCCGGGAAGCCCCTTGAACCGGACGCGCTTGTTATCGGCGGCAATCTCGGCGATCCTGCAGGTGCCCGTATGCGCCTTGATGATGGTACCGCCCGGATCGGCGATCGGATATTGCAGACGCGGGTCGTACATATAAAACCGACCGATCACGCCGTCGAGCATCTCGATGCGGGCCTGGGCGGCGGCGGCCTGGGCGTGGGTCAGCTTGGGGTCGATCGTGATTTCGGCCCGCCAGACCGGATCGGCAAGATCGGCCGCGAGATCGTCGCCGGCACCGGTCTTTCCGGAATCCTCCTGATAATACTGGATCCACATTTTAACCTGGTAGTAGTCCAGCTGGTTGGCCAGATCCTGCAAGCTCAAGGTCGCCATATCAGCCGCTCCATCTCGCATTCGGATCGCGGCGCCAGGCCTCAATCATTTCGGGGAACGATGCCACCCAGGCGCGATCGCGCTCCTCAAGAGCGGCGCGCGTGCCCTCATTGGCCTGGCGCAGGATCTCCTCGTTGGTGGTGCCGTAGATGTGGAGCGTGTGCGACGTCGATAGCGCCATGCGCATCTCGCCGCCGGATTGACGCACCGCGCGCGGTACCACGTTACGGACGCCGAGGCGTCCATCGGCGCCGCGCGCCAGCGGCATGATTGCCTCTTCGCCGGCCTCGCCCATCAGGCCTGTGCGACCGCGTGACATCGGAAAGAATGTCGGCCGATCGACGACACCGCCATTGGCGAAAGCAACGACGGAGCCCGAAGAGAAGGCAGCACCATCCGCAAAGAGGTTCGAAAAGATGCTGCTGAAGATCGACGAGATCGCCGAACCGATCCCGGAAACAGCGCCGCCGATGCCGGAGATCAGCCCGGAGAACAGGCCACCGGTCGAGTTGATTGTCGTTGCCGGCGCGGGTGTCTGAGCCGGCAGCGCCTGGCTCGTCTTGTTGATCGATGACAGCAACGATCCGGAGCCGTCCGTAAGAGCCTTGGACGCATCGACCGAGGAGGATGCCATTTTGTCGACATTGGCGGCGGCATTGGTGCTGGTGGTCGAAAGCTTGGCCAGCTGGCCGTTGAACTTGTCGACATATTGCCGGCCGGTCGTCCCCAGCACGTCAGCCGAGTTGGCACCCTGTGCCTGCGGTCGGCCGGTAAACCAGACCGAGGCCGCGTCCTGCGGGGTGCCGTATTTCGCCATCGATGCCGAAAACTGCTGGTTAAAGACAGCATCCTGTGCCGCCGGATTTGCCAGAAACTGGTCGGGCGTCATGCGCTGGCCGAGCGCCTGCTCGGTCCATGGGCCGATATTGTTGCCCATGACCTGATATTTGCCATAGGCGCGGTCGCCATTGGTCCAGGGACCGAGGGCGCCATAGTTGCCGCCGCTCTCGATCGCTGCGATCGCCTGCTGGTACATTGCCATGTTGCCGGTCGTCGCAGCGGCAATGTTGGTGTTGGCGGCATTGCCAAAGAGCGAGGTTGTGCCAAGTCCCGGCAGGCCGAGCGGCGAACCATTGATCATCACCGTGCCGGCGGTCACGGTCATGGCGGCCGTCGAGGTGGTCGAGAGCGGGCTTGCACTCTTGCCGGCGAATAGGTCGCCAAGCGTCGGCAGATTGGTGCCGAGCAGGTTGTTTTTAAGTGGATTGGCAAAGGCCAGCTGCTGGAATGTCGTCAGCAGCGTCGAGGTCACGGATTTGAGGCTGTCTTTCAGCGATCCGGTCCCGACCACCAGCGAGTCGATCGCGCTGGAGCCTGCATTCTGCACCGTCGACCAGGCGCCTTGCTGGCGCTCCAGTTCGAGCTTGAGGTTGGCCATCTGGGCCGCATTGGTGCGAAGCTGCTCGGCCTCTTTCGACATGGTCGCGAGGCCAAGTTCGCGGATCTTGATTTCGGCCTCATAGGCGGCAATGGCGCGCGCCCGCTCGTCGGCCGATTTGCCGACCAGCGAGATTTCGAGCTCGAGGCGGCCGATACTGTCGCTTTGGGTCTTGAGATAGTCCTGTTGCTTCTTGATCTCGCGCTCGAGCTCATCGGCCGCCCGCTTGCGCTCCTGCTCGAGCTTCTTGTTGAGCTCTTCGTTTGGGTCATAGTCGAGGCTGTTCGGGCGGCTTGCCGGCACGGCGGGCACGGTCAGTTGACCGTCCGAGTTGATGACGGTCGGGCTTTCGTTTTCGATCCGGAGGCGGGCGTCCCGGTAGACCCGTTCGATTTCGCGGACGCCGGCCTCGGTGCGACCGAGCGTCGAGCCGAGGAGGTCATTATAGATCTTGTCGAGATTGGCCTTGTCGTTGGCCGTGACCATGTTGCCGATGCCATCGGACATGGCCTTGAGCTGCGCGGCGTGATCACCACCGGCGACGCGGTTTTGAATGGTTTCGAGCTCGCGGTACTTGTTGGCCAGATCAACGAGCTTATCGCCCAACAGGATGACCTGGTCGGCCTGGCGCTGGAAGCCGGATTGCTGGCCAAGTTTTTCCACCTCGGCCTGGAAGGCGGCGAGATCCGGTTTGATCCCCGTTGCGATCTGAGCCCGCAATTTGTTGATCGGGCCGGAGAAGGCCTCGAACCCGGAACCAACCTGCAGAGCGTCTTCTGCCATCGCCCGCAATTGCTCTGCGAACGCATGGACATCGCCGCTGGCGCCGGCCATCTTGAGCGACGTTGTAACCGCCTCATCGATCTTCGCATTGAAACCGTCGAGGTCGGCTGCGCCTGCGGCGGCTGTATCGAGCAGGTACCGGATCGAGTCGGCAAAGACCTTGTTTGTTTCTGCCGCCCTGGCCAGCGCACCGAGATCGCCGGTCGTGCCGTTCGTTGCGTCTGTGGCCCCTTCGGCAACAGCCGCAAACATTGCCGCATATTGCTCGCGCATTGCGGAACTCAGGCTCGTGAGGCTGTTGCGCAGCGAGGCGTCGGAAAAACTGTCGCTCGGCCCGAAATTAGCGCTCCTGGCCAACTCGCCATAGGTCGCCTTCAGCGCATCGAGCGTTGCCCGATGCTTGTCGAGCGCCGCTTCAAAATTGTCGACGCCTTCCTCGCCGGATGCGAACCACTGCGCTGCCGCCGTACCGAGTGCGATCGAGCCGATCGTCAGCAGGCTCATAGGCGAGATCAGCGAGGTTAGCGCCGCGCCGATGCCCTTGATTGGCGAGTCCATCGACGCGAAGACCGCCGACAACTGGGTACCCTGCTGAAGCGCAATCTGGAGCGGCGACATCCCCATGGCGGCTGAGACGCCGATATCCTGAAACTGGGCGGCAATATTGGCCGTCTGAAACCCTTGTGCGCCGCTGACGGCTTGGCCAGGCATGGCGGCAACCGCAGCATTGCGACCACGGATCGCGGCGATCGACGCATTGGCTGCAGCCCGTTCGCGCTCCATCGCAGCTGTCATTTCCGAGGCCGAGATCGCTCCGATCTTGTGGGCATCACGGATCGCCGCGACCTCTGTGCGATAGCGCTGCACGGCAGCGAAGAGCGGATTGTACCTGGCGCGCAGCGCGTCCATCTGAGCGCCGTAGGCGGCGAGATCGTCGGCGCGCAGATTGCTGTTGGCGCCAATGTTCCGGACACCGGTTTCCGCCTCGATCATCGCCTGGATGGATCGTGCCGTCTTCTGGGCGGTCTGGCCGACCTTGTCGATCGCGCGTTCGGCCTCGGCGCCGCCAGCCTTGGCGCCGCTGGCATCCGCGCCGATCAGGATCGACAGTTTCATAGCCTGGGTCATTGTTCGACCTCATTCAAAACGGGCAGGGCAGCGGCTTCCATGACCCGAACATTTTCCCAGATGTCTTTCGACCAGGACTCGAGGCGGGCGATGACGTCGACAGCGGAATAATCGAGCCCCAGCCAGAAGAGACCGGCCATTGTGCCGCTGACGCGCCATTGCGTTTCGCAGCCAAGGAAGGCGATGAGCGATGGCCAATTGGCAGGATGGATCGGCATCCGGTCGGTCTCCTCGTCGCGGGTTTGGGGTTTGCGCGGGATCTGCAGGCCCCAGGCGGCTAAATCTGACCTCATCTGATCGTTGAGCTTGACAGCCTTGGCTCGATCGGCGCGGCCGCACTTGGCATGAGCCCAGGCAGCGGCCGCCTCGGTTAGTTTTTTCTCAGGCCCTCGCCGGAGGCCATCGCCTGATAGGCATCGAAAATTGCCTTGCGAATGTGCGGGCGCTTTAGCGCCTGGCGCAGGATGGCCTCGGAAAACGGCACTTCTGCCTTGCGTTCATCCTGGATGCCGCGCCAGTCCGAGATCACGCCAACGAAACTGTCATCATCGAACTGCTCGATTGCCCGCATGCGCTCGTTGGCGGAACTGAGCGAGGTTACGGACGCATCGCCCTCGATGAGCCGGGCGCGGGCATCATTCTGAGCGCGGGCCTCGTCACGATCGAGCAGCCGGAACAGCACTTCGAACTCATAATCGGCAAAGTGACCCGGGATGGTTTCGTCCGGCTCGCTCACCTTGACCGGCCACCAGGCCTTGATCTCTTTTTTCAACACAAACATTTCAGGACCTCAAAAGACGTTTAAAGGGGGAATGAAGCCGGTTTGAGCCGGCACCCATCACTTGCAGACGATGGTCAGTTCGTTGTTGCCGGCGGCGCCGGGCTGCAGGATCAGCGGCAATGTGTCGGTGAGGATCTTCTGGGACTGGCCAATCTTGGTGCGACCGATCTGGGTTTTGGGGCAGTTGATCCGGACGATGTTGCCGGCAACGGTGCCATGTTCGAAGAACATCATCCCGGTCGTGTGGGCCTTGGCGATCGCCAGCCAGTTCACTTCGCCGATCAATGCTGCCTCCAGCACGACTTCACCGGTGACGCGGCGGTCAGGCGGTCATCGATCGTGCGGATCGCGCGGTGGATCGACTCCCGAGAACGACCGCTATGTTCGGCGATCCGCCGCCTGGGCCATGCGAAGAACTGGTTCATCAGGTGGATGACGATCTGGCGGGCGAGCGCTGCGTCGAAATATTCATGGGGCGGCTCGATGATCTGCCGAACGGTCAGATGCGGAAAGGACTCTCGAACGGCGATGTAGCTGCAGGTGATATGCAGGCTATAGCGTTCGTCTGAGGAATGGACGTTGATCATTTCAGCACCGCGATTTCCGAAAGCGCCCAGAGCCCGAGAGCAAGATCCACCAGGACCACGCCGAAGATGAGCGAGAACAGGCAGCCCTGGTTCTGGCTCGACGGGCTGAAATGGTTGTCGATTTCGCCATGTCGTTTCGACATTGGCGCCGCTGAGCGAATGCGCGATGTTTGCCGGGTGGCGAGGCCATCGACGACGGACAGCCGGGGCTGAATGATGGCCCTGCCGGTCGGGGAAGCCCGGTACCGGATGCCAAAGGCTAGAACGGCGCAAAGGTCTCGCCACATATCAAGCAGCCTCCAGCGAAGGCGGGCGGCGGCTGTGCCGATAGTTCGCGGTGGGCTGGGGCGCCAGGCGACGACCATCGGCATGATACCGCGACCGCCAAAGCAGTTCCGGCCGGGTCTTGAGCGCGGCGGCGATCGCCCGCTCGCCGGCAAGGTGAGGCTCGTGGACCGCATTTCCTGCGGTACCGGAAGGGAGGTTATAGGCCTTGTCGATGTCGGAGAGGGTTAGCTTGGCTACAATGAGCTTGGACTTGATGCGGGCAACCTCTTCGAGGCGGCGCCGTTCGGCCTTGTCGTCGTGTGCAACGGAGGGCATAAGTAATCCTTAATCCAGATTGGGAGGCCCTGGCCGGCCTCCTTTTTTGGGCTGTTGAAATCTGCGAACACAGAAAGGACTACTCCAAAAATGGGTATTTAACAACCCTGTTTTTGGGTTATTTTGAATGGGCGACGATAAGAACAATCTGAAATTGATCGGAGATCGGCTGACCTTGGTAAGGAAGACGCGCGGCTTTCCGTCTCGCGAGGCCTTCGCTGAGGCATTCGGAATCCCAAAGAGAACGCTTGAAAAATACGAGCAAGGCGTATCGGAATTGCCCACAAGGCTGCAGCAGTGGCTTGCAACTGTTCATGGCGTCAATCTGACGTGGTTGATGACTGGAGCGGGAGACATGTTCGATGATCCGTCCAAAGCCCCGCCGCCGGCTGCCAATTTCGATATCGTTCTACTCCAAAAGCTGCACGACGCAGTTCAGGCCGTCTATGTCGAGTGCAAGCGAACGCCGCCGCCGCGCGCGATCACGGCTGATGCGGGCGAGCTCTATAACGAGTTGCTCGGGATGGTCGGGGATATTCGGGACAAGGCCGTCGTAACAGCAGTCATTCCGATCTTGCGGGACCGTTTCAAGGAACGGATCTCCAAAGCCGAGCCAGGGTCGACCAAAGCCGTGGGCTCATGATCGTACTGCCGGCTGACTTCTGCCATTAATGCAATTGGTTGAAGCACAATCAATCGCGCTGATTAAGATTGTAATTTTATCGTTAAGGTCGAAAATGCAATGAGGAGCAACTAATATTAGGGGTTTGTTTCTGAGCGTAGACAGAACTGGTTAGTGCGTTTGGGCGGTGGTGGTGGTTATCGATTGGCGGGTTGAGGTTGAGCTTGTTCGCGTTAAAGCGTTAGGTTCGGAAGCAAGAAATCATCGATAGTTGGCCAAACGGAGTTATGGGGCAGACAATAAAAAGGTTCGCTTCACGCCCCGGGTCGGCCATGCGATTGGAATTTTTTGCGGCCTGAGATGCTGATATACTGCTACTTTCTAATCCACCGTATACAAGCCCTATGGCGCAAGAAAACAATACGTTTAGTCAGGTAGTGCTTCACTTGCCGGAATTCCATCATAAGATGTGTCGAAGGGACGGATTCGGGAGGTGGCATGTATCTTTGCGGTGAAGGCATCGATGAAATATTGATCGAACTCTATCCGCTCCTTCTCGCGGGCGGGGTGGCTAACGTTGGCAGCCGCGGTGAAATGCGGGAAGAGCTAGGGGTAACGTTCCGTATGACGAAACCTAGGGCTCGGATCAGTCGATCACAAGATCGTGGCAAACCGTTTAGCGCCCTAGGGGAACTACTGTGGTATCTTGGAGGTCTCAATACGCTTGAGTTCATCAAGGAATACATCCCTGACTACGCAGAGGATGCTGAAGAAGGTATATTGGCTGGAGCCTATGGTCCACGGATCCATTCGATGCGCGGGAGCATCAACCAGCTTGAGAACGTCACCACGCTTCTAAAAGCCAATTCTACATCCAAGCGTGCAGTAATACAGCTCTATGACGCTGCGGACATAGCAGTTCATCACAAGGAGATTCCGTGTACAACTGCATTGCAATTCATTGCGCGGGACGGCCGTCTTCACATGTCCACGACGATGCGGTCGAACGACGCGTACAAAGGCCTTCCGCATGACGTGTTCTGCTTCACCATGCTCCAGGAGATGATGGCAACTCGCCTTGGCCTCGATCTGGGTGAATACATTCACTTTGCCTCTAGCATGCATGTATATGACGGCTCGATCGAAGCGATGAAGCAGTATGTGCGCGAAGGACATCAGAAGACAGTACAGATGCCCGAAATGCCCCCGGGCGACGCATTCTCCATTACCGACATCTTGTTGCGGGCTGAGGGGGAGATCAGAGCGGGAAAGAAAATCAGCGCGGCCGACTTCTCGAGCGAACACTATTGGGCTGACATAATTCGTCTTCTTCAGGTATTCTGGGCTACTAAAAGGCGGAATGCGCCGGGTTTTGAAGATCTCACCGAGCTAAAAGCCGAATTCCAGGACGATGTTTATCGAGCCTATCTGGATAGACGATTGAAGACCCGAATCCTGCGAGACGCCAAAATAATTGGAGCAGTTTGACATGTGGCCGACTAGGCAGCAACAACGTGAGCGAATTTCCAAAGCTCTTCATATCCATTCGGTCAACATCCGGCACCTTCCCGGTGTGGCGGAGAACCTTGGGAGAGACACGCTCGCAATGCAATTCGTCGCAAGCCTGCGACGCGAAGATTATTACAGGTACGTCCAAGAAAAGGCCGTTTCGGCAAGAAAAGCAGATCCGAATTCAGGGACTTTCGACGCGGAGCGGGCAGTTGCATATCATATGCAGAACGGCAACGTCGAAGAGGCCGCATGGCTTCTATTTCTTATGACGCATTTCGCCCGGCCAGCGTCGTCCGGATGGCTCCGACTGCAACAGGTATACGGCCGCCTTGGGACGGGCGTTTGGGACTGGCAGACTGTATCAAATAATCCTCTGGCAATGATTTCTTGGCTCGCTGCGAATTGGATGAGCATCGGCGGGAAGTTCGGAAATCATCGGAAGTACGAAAGCCTGCGTCCGAATTCCAATAGGAGCTTCAGCGACGTTCTGCTCAGCTACCTAGGCTGGATAGGACCTGCCGGACACCAAGCATTTTTCGCGGCGAAAACACAGCAGGCGGGCAACAATCCCGCGACTATATTTGATGCTCTCTATAGGAGCATGAATGTGACAACCTTTGGGCGCCTTGCGAAGTTCGACTACCTGACACTGATCGGGCGGTATGGAATTGCTCCAGTCGAGCCGGGATCGGCCTATTTCAAGGGTGCAACGGGCCCTGCATCCGGAGCCCGGCTTCTGTTCACCGGGGCACGCACAAGTTCTGCAACGGAAACGCAGCTCCAGATCTGGGTGGACGAGCTCGATGCCAGTCTTCACGTAGGGATGGCCGTAATGGAGGATGCCTTATGCAATTGGCAAAAGAGCCCAACCGCTTTCGTCCATTTCAAAGGATAGTAGCCCTTAGACTGTAGCCGGATTGATCTGGCTCCAGTCCCATGTACGCTTTAGATAGTTCAGCTTGTTGGGTTCTACCATTCCGCGATGCTGCATTTGGCCGACAGTCAGGCCTGGAGCCACTCCGATCGAGACACTGAACCGTACGATATCGTCACGTTCGGGTTTGATGCGTTGGAATTCTGACTCGCGAAGCGGAGGAATTACGCATTCCGCCGCAAACTCATTCGCTTCGCTTTCCCGATCGGCGTCACCAGGCAATGCATCGCCATCGACGAAGGTGTTCGCTTTATGAAGCACCAGATGTCCGATTTCGTGGAAAACAGTAAACCAGAACTGGTCATCGCGCTTGTAGCGAAAGCTCAGCAAAAGCATTGCCTTGTCGGGATCAACCATGCGTATCGCTCCGCTTGCACGACAGCCATCCGGAGCCTTCACGACAACTAGAGCAACTCCAGCTTCTGCGCATAGTGTTTTTAGCTTCGGCAGGAACAACTGCGGATGGCGAATCATGGAAAGCTTGCGGATTTCTCGGAGTCGATCCAACAAATTTTCGGCGCTCCATACTCGCGTCTGGACCATATCGGCTTCGAGTTCACCACGCCGAAGCCAGAGAAGGGTCGCATCTTCTTTTGATGCGTAGGTCTTCGAGGTGCGATAATCCGTTTCTCCGACCAGACGTCCATAGCGGCCAGCCCAAGATTGTGCATCCGGGACGTTGAAGAAAACTAGTCTCCTACGCAGCTCAGCAGCGCGGCGTTCCAAAGACAGCTTTCCTCGCGCCTTCGGGCCAGGGGCAGGCAGGCGTAACAACAGCTCCTCTTGACCACTTTCTTGAACTTGAGAGACTGCACGATCGACCGCGATATCGAAATTCTCCTGCCGCTTCAGCCAGAATTTTGCTGTCGCGCCAAGCATCGCCGAAAGCGTCGACGCCGTGGGACCATCGATTTGCCGCGACCCGTCTATCAGGCCGCGAACGGCGTCAAGGCCATCCTCGAAGCTCTCAGCAAGATCATGCGCGGAAATGTTTCGTTGCTGCATAATTACACGGATCGAGTCGCCAGGTTTCGAAAACCAATTGGCCGTAGCGTTCTCGTCAATCATGGTACTTCCGATATGGCTGTGAGCTTCACAAATTCAACACTGGCCCAGTCAATTCGTCCAGCGTCGGTCAGTGCGACGTTTTGGTCCACGTTCACGAACGTCGCCCTGTACCTTGAACCGATCGCTACTTCAAAGCTCTCATCGCTGTTAATGGTCACGTTTCCCCCAAGAAATTCATGCCACTCGTGAACATTTTCGAATGCCTCCGCGTTGGCGAGTTCGGTCACTAGGCGGTCAGCATACGTTCTTCCAAGCCGCTGCTCAGCTATATCCCGATTCAGGCAACAGTGCTTAAGGCCGGCCGTTCCATATGAAATCTGCATTCGTGATTGAGCGTCCGCTTCCGCAATATTCAGTGTTGAGGCTTGCGCCGCGCTGTTTGACTGGGTTTTGTTATTGCGGCAGGGCTGATCCTTGGGCTTTGGCCGCTTGCTTCGCGCGGATGCGATCGATGTGTGCCCAGTTTCTATCGAGCTCGTGCTCTCCCGCTTCGTCCATACCAACCCCTGAGGCGTTGCAAAGTGCCGCCAACGTCACCATCACTCCGCCAACCTCCTGGTGGATATCGCCTGGCGGTCTTCCGAACACATATTCCACAAGTTGGTGAGCTTCTTCCTTAGTACAGGCGTTCGCCTGCGCGAGTTCGAGTGATTCCTCAAGGAAGCGATGATTACGCTCGCGCAAGTCAAGGTGCGCCGACTTCGGGAAACACGCGACAACCCACTGCCGCACACGGTATTGAAACGAGTTGGACTGCATCTCTACTCCTCGAACACGGTTATAGAAGACACTGAGTCTGAGATACATGCAAGTTCAAGGAGTGCAGCTAGGTCCTCTAGGCAATATAGGTTGTGCATAAGGTGTAGATTTGCCTTGCGACCGACCTGGTTCTCTTTCGACAGATAATGCATTCTGAATAGCCCCTAGATTTGCAGGCGCCTTTTCCCATAAATTTTGAGGCAGGAGAACTACATCGGCAAAGTCAGTTTCACGGAAGAGGCAGGCTAAGGGCCATGTTCTCAAGCCTGAGGGACCCATGGCTCGCATGTTTAATATCTCCGCCTTGATTCACGCCTATGATTATGGATATCGGTTTGATCGCGAGAAACTCCAAGTACAGGCAGTGATTTGGGGGCTCGGGGCGGCAACACTAGTTTTGGGGATCGAGACATGGCGGTTTCTCCGAAGAGTTCGGATACTTCGACTGGTGAGCAGAATAAGGCTGTCGTTGAGGCTTTGGCGAAGCTAGCAGCTCAAAACGAAATTGTTGCAAACGTTCAAGCGCAGATCGGGCATATGAATGCATCTATGGCCGCGTTTATGTCGCGTTTGGGCCAGCTTATGGCCGTCGTGTCTATTGGTGTAGGTCTCGTTGGAGTCTGGCAACTTAGTCAACAAAACCAACGGATCACGGACGCGGTGGCTCAATCAGAACGAAACGAGCGTGAGCGAGAGGAGAGGTTTAAGAAACTCACTGAGTTTTGGTCTGTGTCGGAGATTATAATAACAAACCAAAGAAATCTGACAGATTACATCTATGCTGTTCCTGAATTGGTAATGACGCCTCTTGGTGAAAATGCTAAGGTGTGGAGTGCGAAGATATCGTTTAATGTGAAGTTAGAGTTTAGAGGATCGACGACAGCTAAGTTGAATTCATTAAATATCATATTGAACAGGGAGTTTGTTGATAATTTTTACCTGGGAAATGAGCAAACTAGGAGGATGGAGGAGGCCGAGAAGACCTTCGACCTTGGATCTATAACCATGGTTAGCGGGGCGCCGAAGAGTCCCGTAATTAACCTTAGAGTTCTAGTTGGAAGTTGTGAAGCAGCGAAAGCGCATTTGGAAAAGCTTAGTCGGCTGGATTTTTTTGGCGACATAAGAATTTCTCCAGTTTTTGAAGTGGCAAATCAGCCTCCTACCGCGCAGATGTTCAAAGTAAAATTGGTGATGGACCCGTCCATACTTAATTGTGATATGTTAACCGGAAAGGTATCGCCAACGATTTCCATGCCATCAAATTCCAGCGATCAATCACCAAACTGACTGATGCTCTGACTTTGACTTAGCAAAATGTCGTTTCGGGTAGAGGAGGGCAGCCTATACCCTAGCCCTCTATCAATGGCGGGAAACCTTTTTTATCGCTGCGACCTCTATTTTGTTGAATTCGTTCTTTAAATTACGATTATTCGTGTTTTCCGCCACGGTGCGGGAATCCCATTTGGCTTTTTGCCGTGTTTTTTGGTGGAGCAGGCTGGGTTGGTTCGCGGGTCTGAAGTTCTGAACGCTTGGTTTTCAATGGCTTAAAGATGCCTTGAAGCCTCTTTGAGGATCAGGCCGCAATTTTGAGCCCGTCGTGCTCGAGGGCGTGATTGCAGGTGCCTGGGTGCGCTGCCGGCGTCTGCGATATCAAATTCAACGATCGCGCCTCTCGCGCAGAGATCCCCGCAAGGCCGAGATTTTCAGGCCTTTCCCGCGCCTTCCCGATTAATCCCGGTTATTCCCGGTTTGTCCGGATCTCTGTGTCAAACAACACTCGTGTTGCAGCAAATCGTGCGCGGGCAAAGGCGGTCGAGGTAGATGCTGCCTTCCAGAAGGCAAAGCTGGGACTGCCTAGTGAGCTGACGACGGCTTCCAAAGTAGCGATCAGCCAACTCGAAACAGCGGCGCGACTTTATCTGTACGACCAAGAACGCGCTCATCGAGGTTCAACGCCCGACGAAAATGACCAGATGGATGCTTCCGAAATGCTGACCTATCTCGGAAGCGATTATGAAGCCTGGGCCGGAATGATTCACAAGCTGGCGGAAGAATTGGCAGACAATTACAAGCTGCCCATAAAGCCGGGCGATAAGAACTGGCTTGAGTTTATCGACCTCCTCCACCGCGCAGAAGTTGAGCATCAGCATCGACGGCTAGATCGGGCACGCCATCTGCGGAGTTTTAAGACCCATGATAAGTTCTTTGAAGAAGTGTACGACGGAGCCGCCAGACCAAACATTCAGGTCCTGACAGCGAATACCCTCGGAGACGTTATCAATCGTTTTGAGAGCGATCCCCACAGAAAACACCTCACGGAAAGTGCAGGAAAAAAATACATTATTCCGTTGGCTGCATTGCGCGAAGTGGTCGGTGACGAGATCCCGATTTCAGCAATCACACGGGCCCAATGCGCCGAGACAATAGATATCATTGCGCGCCTACCATCAAATTATACGAAATACAGAGAATTCAAAGGGAAGACGCTACGAGATATAAGTTTGATTTCCGAAGAGAGCGGACGGAAACTTTTGGCGAGAGGCACTGTCGAAGTATACGCTCACCACCTCTCCGCATTTTTCAACTTCGCGCTACAAAAGGGGCTTTGCGAAACAAATCCCGCAACGCGATTAACACCAAAAGGCGTCAATAGCGAAGGGGGAAGAGTACCATTTCTTCCCGATGAACTGCAGCGGATGATTAACGGTCTACCCGAATGGTGTGATTGGGAGCGTAATGGGCGGTTTTGGGTGCCGATGATAGCGCTGTATTCAGGTATGAGAATAGGCGAGATCATCTGGCTTACCCAAGAGGATCTGCAGATCGATAGTGGTCATCATGTGTTTGTTCTCACGCGAACTACCGACCGCAGTTTAAAAACACCGGGCTCAGCTCGCAAAATTCCGATACACTCGACACTTATTTATTTAGGTATTTTATCATTGATGACCTGAGACCCAAATTCCCTCCAGTTTTCGGGAGAGTCTCGGGTTTCTAATCTGGCCTCATGCGGCCTGTTTTTCCATAGCTATTCTCATTGCAAACTCGCTGGGGGTTATGTTGCCCAGCGACGAGTGGGGTCTGTTCCTGTTGTAATCCTCCTTCCATGTGGTGATGACGGCTCTGGCTTGGGTGAGCGACGAGAACAAGGTCTCGTTGAGGCACTCGTCGCGGAAGCTGCCGTTGAAGCTTTCGACGAAGCCGTTTTGCATCGGCTTGCCGGGTGCGATGTAGTGCCATTCGACCTTGCCTCAATGGGAAAACTGAGAATGCAAAACATTCGTCCCACACAAATCATTCTTGCTTTTTGGAACGCTTCGTCCCAATATGTCTTGGATGCTATGAAACATTTGGGGCGAAAAATGATAGTCGGGTACGCGCGCACCTCAACAGTCGAACAGGTTGCCGGGCTGGAGGCTCAGGAAAGAGACTTGGCTGCAGCGGGAGCCCAGAAGCAGTTCAGCGAACGCGTTTCCTCTGTTGCGGAACGAGCCGAACTCAAAAAGGCGCTCGACTACTTGCGAGATGGAGACGTGTTCGTCGTCACTAAACTGGATCGGCTCGCTCGGTCGGTACCGGACTTGGTCAGCATCGTGGAAGTAATTGCCGCGAAGGGCGCATCGCTGAAGATCCTGAATCTTAATCTCGATACCACCACCCCGACCGGAAAACTCATGTTGAACCTGCTGGGGAGCATTGCTCAGTTCGAACGCGAACTCATGCTTGAGAGGCAAAGAGAAGGAATCGCTAAAGCAAAGGCCGAGGGAAAATACAAAGGTCGGGCGCCAACTGCCCGGAACAAGACTTCTGAAGTCTTGGCCCTGTCTCAAGACGGAATAGGACCGGCAGAGATTTCTCGTCGCTTGGGCATCGGCAGATCCTCCGTCTATCGCATCTTGGAAAATGCCGACGTTTCTGGATCATAA